TTGAAAAATGTGATCTGAGGGTTTCCTGTAAGATAGATATCTTGTGCGCCGTAGGCGACTAATTGCATTAATCCTCCTCCCATATTATGTTATTGTATAGAAAAAAAAAATAATCAAATGAACTGACCCTTTAGTTAGAGTAAGCTAAGCCTCCCATACCAGACATGATACGAAGGACATTATAATTCACTGCATAAATAACATTCGCAAGGTTAAACTCACTAAAGGCTTCAAATTCAGCATTATCAATCCTTGAGAAATTACAGGTCCCCGAAGGCTGATGTTCTTCAGGTTTGAGTGCGAAAGAATAAACACCTATTCCATAGTATATATTTGTACTTCCAGCGACAAGATGATATGTGTGTCCTTTGTCCTGTCTATCATCACCATTTTCACGCGGTCCCGTCCCGCCTAGAGATGAAGATATTTGACTTCCGGAACCCGCGGGGTCGAGGATATTTGTCCCTGTATGATGATCTAATATTTGTGTTTCAGCAAAATATTTGGCGTCTCTTTTTTCAAATCTATCATGACCATTTAATCTAAGGATATAATCTCCTGATAATACTTCGACGAGCAAATCTGATGCTGGCGGATTGGCGGAGGCGTACGGTGCAAGCAAATTACCATATGCTGGTAATGCTCCTTCCGGCAGCGCGCCGAAACCATTCTCAGAATCTATATTTTGTCTTCCATTACTAAATGCTTGTACTCTCACATTTCTATTGTCTATCCCCCAAACCAACTCTTTAACCGGATGATTAAAAGATAATTCTGTAATAGCTTTACCGGGATTTAAATGTTGTTCTTGCACTTGTTCAATCAAGTATTCATGTGATACTTGTGCAAATCTTCTTCTCTCATCAGTATCTAAGAATATGTAATCAACCCATAATGTATTTGAAGTTCCCGATTTCCATATATTAAAGCTTACTTCAGAGCCGTCATAACCATTACTATACATATTCACCGATTCACCTAATCTATGATTTAATATAATCTTAACTTCATGATATTGAAGGGCGATTAATGGAAGAGCTAAACCGGGATTTTTACAAAACCAGAAATTGAGAGGAATGTGTACAATAAGATCTTCATATCCTGCTTCCGCCTCGTCCATTCGCATAGGTCTACGATTTCCAGATGTGGCATCACCAATTGATACCTCACACCCCGCCATTCCAGACATACTTTGAAACAATGTACTATTTGGAATAAAAGAAGCATATGCAGTCTGGTCATAGGTAGCTTTTCCTCTAAAAGTACCACAAACACCATTTGGATTCTCTGTCGACAAATGATACCAAGTATGCATCCATTGTCCCGATTGTTTATCTATTGTCTGCCCACCAATTTCAAGTTCAATTTCATCAATTACTATTGCTCCAGGATTATTAATACCCTTTGCCTGAATAACTCCTCCATTAACCTCTAAATACATTCGATGAACTAAATCACCGCTTCTTGAAAGTATTGCTGTACAACGACCGCTTCTTCCATCAGAACCATCATTGCCATCCCAAGTCTGATCAATTGCTTCAATTGAAAAATTAGTGTGTCTTCGATAGACAGTTTTGAAAAATGTGATCTGAGGGTTTCCTGTAAGATAGATATCTTGTGCGCCGTAGGCGACTAATTGCATTAATCCTCCTCCCATATTATGTTATTAGATAGAAAAAAAAAATGATTAAATATAACTCATATATTTAATCATATAAATGATAAAAAAATTTAGAAATAGATAATTATCTTATCTTATAGACAAGAAAGAATAGATAATTTATTTAGTTGGAGTATGCGAGACCACCCATACCAGACATGATACGGAGGACATTGTAGTTAACAGCATACATCGTCACCGGCTGGCTCGCCAGACCCGCGAAACTAGCAGTGAGCTCAGCATTGTCGATACGCGAGAAGTTGCAAGTGCCAGAAGGCTGGTGCTCCTCCGGCTTGAGAGCAAAAGAGTAGACAGCCGTCTTTTTGTTGTACTTGGAAGTACGGGCCTCACCCTGAGAAGTATTAGTAACTTTATATAAATTGTATTTGCTGCTGCCGCTGCCTACCACCATAGTGGCAATTGTCTCGTTGTCGGTGGTGCGGGTAAATCCCGATGATAATGTGACATCGTCGCTAGTTGGTGTGCTAGCAACACTTGCAATAAATGTATCACCCGCCGCTATCGTCATCCCAGTGACCGTGTCGGTCACTGCAGCGCCCACTACCGTTAATACAAGCGTATCGCCGGCAACGATCGTTGCGCCGACTGTGTCAAAGTCAACATTCAAACTAGTACTGTCAGACATACTTATCTGAGTGGAAGTGGCAGCGCCGCCTGGGGTATACGCAACTAAATCGCCGGCGGTGTTAAGTAAAGTAAGATTGCTAACTGTATTATTAGATAATCCAATTCTTGCGCTAATCGGTAAATTCGGGCGAGGGACAGCAGTGTGGTAATCGAAAGGCTGTCTGACAGTGAAATACGACTCATCGGACTGCTGGTTGAAGCGGTCGTGACCATTGAGCTTAAGAGTAGTGTTGTTCATCGTGCCGCTGGCATCATACGACCAAATGAGCTCCTTAACCGGGTGGTTGAAGTTGAGCTTGAAAGTAGATGCACCAGAAGCCTGGGTAGTCTTCTCCTCTCTCTGGAGCTGCTCAATAAGATACTCGTGCGAAACCTGGGCGAAGCGCCGGCGCTCATCGGTATCAAGGTAGATGTAGTCACACCAGACCTCGAAAGATGGAGTGGAACCATCAGATGTGGTGATTGCTGAAGAAGAACCCTGCTTCATCTTAAGCTTGACCTCGTGGTACTGGAGGGCAATTAATGGAAGAGCAAGACCCGGGTTACGGCAGAACCAGAAGTTGAAAGGAACCTGGACCTTACCAACAGCAGAAGCACCAACACCAACATCACCCTTCATAGCCTTGAGACCAACGGCCTTAGACTCATCCGTGGAGAGCTCCTCCCAAACCTGATTCCACTCCTTGTAGTGACGATCAATTCTCTGACCACCAATCTCAAGCTCAACCTCGTCAAAGAGATTAGAACCCTGAAGAGCAGTTGTCTTGGCAGTATCGAAGCAGGCATAGACCTTGTGAACTAAATCACCATTGCGGGAAATAGTGACCGTGGTGTTTGCACCACCACCCTTAACAGTCGACTCGCCATTGAGAGTCTGCTGAATAGTCTCCATAGAGAAGTTGGTGTGTCTGCGGTAGACAACCTTGAAAAAAGTGATCTGGGGATTACCCGTCAAGTAAATATCTTGTGCGCCATAGGCAACTAATTGCATCAAACCTCCTCCCATATTTTTATACTATAGATTAGAAAAAAATTTTGGGGAAATTAAACACATTAATTTTCTCGATTCTATAAATTAATTGATTTCATAAAAAACTATTTATACAAATCTATTTACTAAATTACTTACATTGAATTTTCAAAATTCTTATCAGCTTCTTGTATCATTTCTCTAACACTTTTGTAATGTTTCTTGTAGTGATTGGGATGTTTTTCATCAAATCTTTCATCGTAAGTACATCCCCACTGCATGGACCCCCCTCCTTCTCTCGCGCCACCCGAGCACAAGAACCAGAGAAGATCCTCTTGTAAATCCCTTGATAATTGACAGTTTGAACCCCTCAACCTATATCGACAGACTTTATTAAACTCCCGCTTGCTTATCAACCCTAGCTGGACTTTATCTCCGCAGGGGGAGACCATATTCTGGTCTTTTCATAACACATTGTTCGTGGATACTACCATCTGGGTAAGTGTATTCACAGATTCCTCCATTCTTAAGAGGATCTCCCCAGTTTATGTTATGACATTCACACTCAAACCCCCCTGTTTCAGTACAAGGTGAATTACATTCATCTATTCCTAGCGTATCGGGTAGAGTGACAATTTGACCATCATCTCTCTTCAGGACACATTTGTATTCAGTTGACTGAGACATCCTTAACTCCAAATAGTATAAGAATGAAAGCTAGAAGATTTGTAAGTAATATAATTAAGTCTCCAATAAATTCAAGATTCATTTTAATTTAAAATAATTTAAAATAATCAAATTTCCATAAAAAATCTATCCTATCCTATCTATTTCTTCAATACCAACCACAAGGTGCGAAATCTTTATGTGCCTCTGGGCCACTCGTGATTACTTTGGAACACCGGATTGGAGCCTGTGAACCTTTAGGTATATCATTGTCTTTACAGAGGATTTTCACCCTTTTTCCTACTGTAAGGTTATTTTTTGTGACCAAGTGTTCTGGGACGATACAATTTCCATAATCTGTCTCTACAAGACATCCCCAATCTGGGACATTTATGCGGAATGGCATAATCTTTTTCACAACACCATTCGCCACAAATCGCCCCTCATTATCCATCGTAAATTCCATCCATCGTCCACAACTCTGAAGTCCACTGAACCTTCTTTCCCCACATTCATCTTCAGTCTTTTCTCGAATATCTTGTGGCCACTGAATTCCAAATGGACGATAATTGGGATTGAAAGTAGAAAAGGAACCATAATTCTCGGGAATCCTCATCAGATCTAAGCGACCCATTACGGGACACCATTCCTCATATCTCCAACACGCACCTTGTTTGTCCTTATCTGGAAGACCGGTCTTCGAGTCGTACAATACATTCATGTAGTATTCTCCGGTTGGTGGACCAGCAGATGCCCGCAGATGATGGAGATTCATGCTAGTGATCTCGTTTTCAAAGAATTTTTCTTCCTCTTCGGTGAAGGTATGAATATTGAGCCATTCATCCATTTCTTCGTTTTCTGGAAGACAAATGATTAACTCATTGGCGTCGATCTCCATCTTCCTAATATCCTCCTCTTGCCACTCCAGAATTTCTTTGATCTTCTCGATGTCTTTGTCCATATCTCCATTCTGCCCACTCGAAACTTCATCAAGACTCCAGCTATCCTTGGCTTCTTCGCGGTCGCACATTTCTATTTCACCATGTCCGGGTCCTTCGCAGTAACGATGCCTGATGGCGAAACCAACAGCGTCGCATGATGGGAAGAATTTCACAGAGAAACTCAGACTATTCACTAGAAGGAGAATCTCTTGAAGGATCCCCCTGGGATAAGTCTTCATGGGATCGAACTGCGTATCTTCCCACCACTTCTTTATTGGCTTGCTTGGCTTGCTTGGCTTGCTTGGTGCTTCCGCCAACGCACCTTCTCCTACCTCTCCTCGCCCCAGAGCCTCCTCTCTATCAGAGACCCAGTCCCTCTCCCAAGGGGTCGGCGCAACAGTATAGTGGGGCATTAAACAAGTGTAAAAGAGATAAAGCTCCTGTATGTTCTCACCACCAAAGTATTTTCAGTTGTTGAGAATCACTTTAAAAAAGAAATCAAATTTCTCATCAAAATAATTTTTTTCGTGTATTAATAGATTATATCTTAAATTAATAATGATTCATAAAAAATTAACTATCTAATCTAAGTGCTAGATATTTGTTCATTCTTCATCGGAACTCTCCACTGATTCATCATAGTCGGTCCAAGAAAAGTTTTCGACGCAGCAACGGTCACTCAGATTCCAACTTGCCTTATCTTCGGGGACCCATTGGTCTTTATCGAAGACCATCTTCCCCATACATATCGCATTCAACTTCTTCGAATAATATTCGCAAATTTCTCCAGTTATACTGTTCTTCGGGGGCTCTTCGCCCTGTTCTAATGGCTGATAGAGATAATTTGTCTCCTTACACCATATCAACTTCTGGCCATCGTCATCATACTCTACACATTCGCCTGTTGCCACCCTTGCGCGCTTGAGAGACCGATTCAAGTCCCTGATACGCATTGCTTCTTCGACTGTGACCCCCCCAATACACTGTTCCGAATTTGATCCCGGAGAAACAAATGTCTCCTTATCAATCCACCACTCTCCGGGACCAATCTTCCTTGGTTCGCTAGACTTCTCGATCTGGTAGTTCTCTCCACGAATAGTCACTGTCAGGTAGGAACTCATTTTCTTAGTTGTTGAGAATCAATGAAATAAAGAAATCAAATTTCTAATCAAAAAAAAATTTTTCGCATGTATTAATAGATTTACATCTTAAATAATATGACAACCAATAATGCTTCATAGAAATTTAATTCTCTGAAATGTTTCTGATGAAGCCCTGTATTATAGACTAATTTGGGCCATATCTGATTGTATGAAAGCTGAACAAGCAATGTCTGGATCAATATATTCAAAGCCAAAATAAAAAATAATGTAAGAGATTTATCATTTTTTACCATTATATTAATAGATAGATTAATTTTTGAATATTTCTTCAGTTGTTGTTGGATCTAATCGAAGATCTAATACTTGCTTTACTGGATTCATAATCTGATTTGTGATATAAAATTCGTAATCAATTTCCAACTTTTGAGATTGTATATAATCAATATGTTCAATTCTATCACCCTGCATGACATTTTTGAGTCTAGGTTGACCTTTTCGAGGTCCACTTTTATATGGATTACTATAATCATATAACATTGATTCTGGTAGTTTATAATACACATACGGGATACGATCATTTGCTTTTGGTTTATTTCCTGGATCTCTTTTAGCCATTCGATCTGCTAGAACTTTATGGGCAATTTGTTGTGGATTTTTATAGTATCCTCTTAATGATTTACTGATTACAAAGTATCGAATATTAAATTTACCATCACGAATATCTTTCAAAGTTTGTTTCAACCAATTTAGAGCTAAATCGAAATCTTTATCAATCATAATTTTTTCAATAACATTTCCAAATACATGTTTCACAATTGGAGCGTTATCTCTTCTTTTTAGAACAATCCCCATTGCTGTTCTTTTGCAATCAATTGTATTGAATTCATATTTATCTCCGGTATATCTTTTCTTAGAGATAAGAATAAATGGCCAGAATGTTTTTTCATATTCTAAATCTTGGGGTTTCGAAAGCAATGGTTTATACTCTTTCCCATTAATTGTTTCTCCTTTAGTTATAAAATCTCCCGCTTTTATTCCGCAATCAATACAGTATTGTAAAGCTTCTTTATCTTTTAATTTTTCACCCGTATTTGGATCAACTGGTATTTTGAATTTTACAAATACAGAATCTGTATCACCATAAATAACATCGGGTTCTTCTTTTCCGTTGGCTTTAGCCCATAATTTAACACCATCGGATGCTACTTCGATTCTTTCACGACCAATTGCTGTTGTACAGGCGGCAATTGCCATCTTGAAAAATGGACTAGTTTTGGCACCTAGTTGACCATAAACAGAATTAGCTGTTACTTTGTAAGCAAGTTGCAAACCATCTAGATTTTTCCTTTTTACTTCATTTGTTTCATTTTTCAATATTTTACGAGTATTTTTTCGAGCAGAAAGAACAAGATTCAAAACATTTGGAATGATACCCATTTCACCCATATTATTCCTTTGCATGAAATCTTTGGTCAGAAAGTAACAAGTTTTCTTGGGTTCTTCTTCATTCAGAATTTTTTCTACGGTATCTCCTTTACCCTTCCCTCGATAAATCCAATTATCATATGTTATTTTATGATAATCTACATCTTCAATCCAATTATTATCATCAATTAATGAAAGATCGTCTATTTGTGTTTCATGAGAAAGATTTTTTTCAATAATCGAACTTGGATAAAGTGAAGCATAATCTAGAACTGATACAGGTTCATCCAAATAAATTCCTGGAGTTGGTTCAAGGACAATTGCTCCTTCATAACCTTCAATTATATAGTCTCCTTCAATATTAATCATATCATACCAATTATCTAATTCATATTGTTTTGGTTTTCTCCAATCATCTCCTTCCATAGCTTTTTGAATTTCTTGTTTAGATTTCCCATCTTTTATCATTTTATGAAATTCTCTTAGTTTTGGTATTTTCTTGATTTCTGGCATCAATGTATTATTCTTAGAACACTGTTTTGCAACAACTGAAGTCACTTTCACACCTTGTCCTCTAAGGAAAATGTAAGAAGCAGGAACAGAAGATACATTTGCCATACCAAGATTATTTGGAATAATATCTAATAAAATTAGTAAATGAATACAAAGTTCACAATCCTGGACACAATATTTTGCCACTTCAGCTCTTCCTGAACTACCTCCATACTTATGCTTATCGAAAATATCTTGTGGAGATATATCATCTTTATTCAGACACCATTCTACTTTATGATATTCTTTCAAATCGATATTCAATGATTCACAAAGAGTTATATCTTGACCATCGATATTTGAAATTTCATATTTCTTTCCATCTTGAAATAATTCTTCACCAATATTTGTATGTGTTCGAAATGAAATATAATCTCCATTTTTCAAATGACCAATTGATGAAACAGTTAGAGTTTTACCTGAAACTTCTTTTAATTTGCCTCTCATAAAATGGGCGGCTACATTATCTAGTTTATATGATTCTAGATTGTTGCCTTTTTGAACCTCTTTTTGAATATCAAAAAGGATTCTTCCATCCATTGTAATATAATTGAGTGTATTATCTCCTAGTGCTGAAGAACTCAGTTCTTGTCTTTTTACAGAGCATTTCTTAGAACGATGAGCATTTGCTTCCCAAGGAGTTGAATCCATTTTACCAAAATTCATAAATTGACTATATGGGCAGGATTTATGATGTCCCCATCGATTACATTTTGACTTTCCACTATGTAATTTAGGACATTCAAACAATATTTTAGCTCTATCGCTGATATATTTGAAATCAAAACCAAAGATATTATATCCAGTGATAAAATCTGGATCAAGTTTTCGAATATAATCCTTCCATTGAATCAATAATTCACTTTCTGTCTTGCATCGGATGACATCAACGCCTTCGATATCATCACATATTTCAGAATCTTCAAGCTCTTCTTTATTTCCAATAACTATTATGTTTCTTTCAATCTCACCAGTTCGATAGTTTTTTGTAACTGTTCCTATTTGAATAATTGGGTCACCTTTTACTATAATTTTCTTATCTTTTTCTGTTCCTTCACTCAGTACATTTTCTATTGTTTTTGCTATGAATTCTATATTCTTATCTCTTTCTTTGGATTTCAAAGAAAGATTAATTAAAGATTCACATAAATTCATATCATTTGACAAATTATAGCAAATATTAATAATAGATTCATCACTAGGTATATCTGATACTTGAATGATTTCTATTGTTGAATGAATAAATTCATCTTTAAGTTCTGTTTTATTAAATGATGCTTTCAACAAAGTAAGAAGATTATCTTCTACATTCTTGTGAAATAGATCAATAGGAACTCCTGATTTCAATATGTTTTGATAAGAATCGAAAATATTCGCTGCACATTTTTTGAAGTTCTTTTGAGCCATTGGAAAATCTCCATGTGAACTATCACACTCTATATCAAAAGCAGAAATACGATAGTTACTGACTAGATCGCAATCACATTTTTCTATTTTTGTCCATTTAGTTGTAATTTCATATTCACATTCTGTAAATAGACCGCTATTTATTTGATTCGCGCCTCCGATTGGTTCGCATGTTACCCATCCAGTCGGGTCAATATCTGTATCATGAATAAACTTAATAATCGGATGAATATTAGATTCATATAGATTAGAATCGCAATCAATTGGTCCTCTTGTTTGTATCCATTTTTCAAATCTATCTTTAGATTTATTTGGTATTTTGTCTATTGGTTTATTGTAATAATCTTTAATACACTGAATTGTTTTCTTCATATCACCCAGTTTAATGTAAGATAATTTAGCAAAATTGAATTTCTGTACCTCTTTTCTTTCACTATTCCATTGAAGACCATAAAATTCTTTGTAAGTTGATACTTTAATTTTCTTTGGTTCGACACATTTAGAGTCATTTGTTTTTATATCATTGAATAATTTTTTTGTATCCTTTTCATCCCAATTATCTGGAATCTTAAGATAAAAATACGGTTTGTAGTTGATAACATGACATATCAATCTTTTATCATCTTCATCAATTCCATAAAGGGATACCGTAAAATTTTTTGTATCCATTGATTCCCCGACATCATCTGAAAGAATATCGACAATTTGAAATTTTTTGTGATCCATTGTTATTTGTTAATGCTGATATTATATTTAAATCAAATTTACCCGGTCAAATTTAATCTAATAACATAATAATGAAGGATTTAACTTTATTTCTACTTTGTATTTTAGCAATTTTCACATATATTTTGTATGGTAGGAAATATCTATATTTATCAAGAGTGAAATCTGAAATAGATGAGAATTATTATTTTGTTCGAAATTTACACAATAAACAAGAAGCATCAAATAAATTATCTGAACTAGGGATAAAATTAGGAGAACTGGTTGATAAATGCAATGCTGATAGTGAAGAAAGAAAAAGAAAAATAGAAAAACTAAAAAAATCATTTAATCGAAATAGTATTACTGAAAATATACCTGGATCTCTGTATGCGGCTTATTCAGTAAACAAGGGAGAAGAATTATCGATCTGTATACGAGATAAAAAAACAGAAGAATTTATAGATAATAATACATTGATGTTTGTTTGTATTCATGAATTATCACATATTATGTCAGATGATATAGGTCATACAACAGAATTTTGGGATAATATGAAATATTTACTACTTGAAGCAGAAAAAGTTGGTCTTTATCAACCGGTTGATTATAGTTCTTATCCAAAGGAATATTGTGGTGAATTAATCGACAGTACACCGTTAAATTTATAATTTTATAAATAAAATAAATAATATATTAAATGAATGATAAATTCAGTGTTTTTGATTTATCTATAGTTCCTATTAATTTATATCATGTTAAATCTAAAGATTCAGAGCCTTTTAAAAAAGAAATAAATCATGAATTAGATTCTGACTGTATATTATTATCAGATACTATAGATATTGTATTAACCAAAATTTCGAAAATTTGTTTAAAAAATACACCTTTTACAAATATTTTCGCATGGATAGATGTTTCTTTATCTCAAAAAGATAAATTAGTAAAAAGTTATCCAATTGGTATTTCATTAAATTCGGATATCAAAAATCCATTTATTGAATCTGATTATGATAGAACATATGTCGATAATGATGGAACATCTAAAAAAAACACTCTACATACTGTGGAATTTACGAGGATTTTACTTGATTATTATTTGATATACAAAGAATATTTAGGAATCAAAGATACTTTCGATATTTATTTTACTACGACAGATGATATTCTTAAAAATGTAAATAAAGAATTAGATACAAATCTATATTTTCATGGTCTATTTAAAAAGTATTTTCCTTTACTTACTAGTTATGAAGATATTACAAATAGAAAGAGTACAGATATTCATAAGAATCGTTTAAATCGAATTGATTTATATACAAAATATTTGAAAGCAATTGACAAATCTTTAATTCATAAAGTTGATGAATGTCGCCCAGAATTAATTATCTACAGGAATAAATTTAGAGAAAATTCTATTAATATATTCAAAATTTTCAAAGATTATGAATTATCGAATGATATACCATTTATAAGTATTTATACTGATTCATATTTAGAATCTTGTGTTAAATTTAATAAAGATACAATTCTTTCAAAATTTTATCCCGACAAAAATTGTATTTCTACATTAGATGCATTTGAGAAATGGAATAAAGGGATCTATAAAAATAGAGGATATGGAATACCAAAAGTAGTTGATTCAACAAATACAGTTACATTAATTGTCGCTGATATAGAATCGAGGGCATTTTTAAGAATGATTATTTATGCAGATGGAACTATTGAATTATATTGTGAATCAAAATCTTATATTACATTTAACTATCAAATATTAAATAAACTTTTAGAAAGATGTAATTATTTGATACGCAAAACTATAAATACAGGAGATTATTCAGAAAAAGATATGAAAATACCTATCGTTAGAATTGACCCCGTAGAAATGAATATGGATTATTATTATAATATTTCAGAATATAATCCAAAATTATTAGTGAAAATTTTTGCCAATTTTCATTTAGATTTTGTTGTTATTGAAGATAATTATGATAATCCTTTGCAGATAGTTTATCTTAAATCTTCAAAATCCAGAGATATGAAAAATATATCGGATTTTATCACATTAGTGAAAAAAATCTCTATTAGTGAAACTCCAATCAATAAATTTAAGAATATTCTTTCTCAAAAATATGGAATAACTAATGATAAAGCATATGAAGAACTTATTGAATATGAAAAATTAAATAAAAAGAAGACAGATATTGAAGAAATAATTATCAAAATTGATAAACACTTGGATAGAATAAAGATAAACTTATTAAATGTAAAAGAAATGCATCAGTTACATGAAATAATGTATTTAATTTCATTCATTATTGGCGTATATAATAATAAAATCACAAAAAAGAAAATATCTAAAAAAATTGATGATATTTGTTTCACTTCATCTAATTTACAAAAAGAGAAATCTATATTTCTTAATAAGTTTGAATCATCGGAAGCGGTTGAATCTGATGAATCTGATGAATCTGATGAATCTGATGAATCTGATGAATCTGATGAATCTGATGAAGATTCATATGCAGAAATTGATAGCGATGAGATGAAGGGGGGTGGGAAAGAAGAAGATGAATCTAAATATACAAATCAAAGATATTATATTAATCGTTTAGAACATCGTGATCCTCATATATTCAAATATGTACCAAAAAATAAATCATTGACATATGCCAAAAAATGCCAAGCTCCTCAAGATAAACAACCCATTGTTTTGTCAAAAGCAGAATTGGAAGAAATTGATAGTAAAACAAATCATAAAAATGAAGGTTATAGTTATTATAAAGCTTACAAAATAGATGGAATTGACAGACCAGATTTATATTATATATGTCCTAAATTTTGGGATAGAAAACATCAAATACCATTAGCTCCACCCGATGAATCTAAACCAGAAACATTTTATCATCCCATTGAAAAAGATGATTCTGGTTCTCCTGTAAAATGGTATCCTGATTTAGTATGGGAAAGAGGAATCAAAGATAATTCAAGATATATTTTGGAAAGAACGGGTCGAGGTGTCGGTAAAACAGATAAAGATTCATTTTGGAATTTATATGAATCAGACAAAAATGATATTAAAAAATATAATGTTCAATTTATTCATGATGATGTTCATCCAGATTTGTATCCATTACCATGCTGTGGAAGAAAAGAAATGGAAAATATTATTGGTGTGAAGAAAATAAATACATCTGATCCTCCAAGAGTAAATGTTTTAATTAGAGAAAAGAATAAGAAACCATACTGGAAACTTGCAACAGTTGTGAGTAATTTTGATAAAGACAGTTATTGTCATGTTAAATTTCAATATGAATCAAAGACTAAAAAAGTTCATATAAGTTCATTGAAACCTTATAAAGGCGATAAAACACAGTTAGTTTATGATTATCCATTAAAAATGGATTCAAATGGTCATATAAATAAGATACTGAAAGAATTTTACTATATTAGAGAAGAAGCTCCAACTCCAAATAAAATTGGTGGGAATGGTTTTTATCGAAAAGGTATTCCCCAAACATATGATTCTTTCTTGGAATGTATTGATCTTTTGCATATAACAAATCCGACAATAAAAGATAAATCTCCATCTGAAAAAAAATATGATATTTTAAGGGGGAAAAAAAATCTGAAAGAATTGAAATCTAATATTATACTGGATATTAAAGATCCAAAGATAAATATAGAAACAATTGCTGATGGTAAATTTTTTCAAATGTTCCGTCCAATAACTATGGAGAAAAATGATTCTTATTCGATAAGAGACTATATAATAGATAATTTTGAGAAATATATAAGTAGTCCAGAATATAAAGATGTCCGGTTATTGATGTCTGTTCTATATGCAATATCAAGATTAAATAATAATAAAACATTTGAGGGTATGATGTTAAATTTTATCTTATTTGAAGATCAAGAAGATAAAATTGAAATAATTGAACCCTACGGAGGTTTTGATTATCTATTAGAAGAAAAAGAAATTCCCATGGCGTTTATTTATAAAAAGGGAGATATTATTGAACCACTTATTTATCGTTATGGAAATGGTAATTTTGGGTATTTGCCCTATGATAATAATAATAATTTCAGTGAGAAAAGTGATATTATTTATCAGGGGAAAATAGGAAAAATAAAATCAATTAAATCAAATATTATAGATATAGAATTTGTAGAAAAAAAAATAAAAGAAGTTATTTCAGTAGATAAAAATAAAGAAAAAATTATAAAACTTAATTCATCAATTATTATCAATAAAACAATTCAGATAATTATTGATAAATTTGTAGACAAAAATCAAAATTCGAGAGAATATATTAATGAAGAACAATTAGATGAAATTATGAAATCTTTAAATACACAAAAAGATACTTATGAAAAATTTGCATATAAGGGACATTTTGATAAATATCATCATTTAACACATTCTATTTATCGCAAAAAAACAAATGATAAAATCACTAAGGTGATTGTTCCTATCAAACCAAAACCGATGAGATCTTATCCGCGATTAAAGGATATAAATGATCTTCCTAAATTAAAACTAAAAAATGTACTTTCTTATTTACAAAAGATTGACTCTAAGCTTGAAGAATTATCTTTACCGAATCAGAAATATTTAGATGGAAATGAAAAGATATTAATAACAAAAACAAATAAGATAGTTGCATTAATTTTATCGAAAGGTTCTTTCATACGATTAGGAGGAGATAAAGATAATACTTATTATTATAATAAATCATATTATTACAAAACTGAATCAAATAAGCGACTAAAAAAATACATATCGAGCGTTTATAACAAAGGTTATGAGACGGATTTAGAATATCCCCTTGGAAATATTACCAATGATAGTATGACTGAATTTTTTGAACAAGAAAATAAAATCAATCAAAAAATGTTCACAGATTATTCAAAGCTTTATTTGAAAATTAAAAGAGATAAAGAAATGATTAAAAAGGTTTTATATTATTTAAAACATGATATTATGTTAAATATCCACAAAAGGATTGAATTATTGAAATTGCTACAGAGTGTTTTTGATGAACTGAATTACAATGATATTAAATTGCAAAAGAAATTTATAGAATTCCTTTTAACAAATGATTTTGATTCTTTGCATAAATCTTTGATTCATAGTTTTATTGATTTAAAAGAATTGAAAATAAAAAACTCCAATGAAAAAGATATAATCTTGACTCGGAATGATATTATGAATGGGTTGCATATGAAATTATTCAAAGAAAAAAGTAAATATTGTAATGATATTTCATTTTATAACGAATATAATCCTGATTATAAGTTCAGAATTCAAAAATCGATTGCTTTGAAAGAAAATGTATCATTGGAATCCAAGACACCAAATTCACTTTACGAAATTTTAGGAAGGGACATAAATATTATTCGTAATTTAGAAGAAGATGATGATTTAGATATACTATTAGAATCTATCAATTTAAAAGAAAATATTCAAGATTTAGATATAAAAACGAGAGCAGATATTAAAACATTATTATCCAATAATATATCAGATAATATTGATTTATATATGAATTATAATGATACTGAAATTGAGAATAAAAGTAATTACACTAAACATATTTTAGAATTATTAAAAGAAGATAATTATCATCTTTCTCCAGTTGATTTATTTAAAATTTCTGAAGCTTGTAATATTGGTATTTTTTTATTTACAAATCGATATTCAGAAAAAGATAAATTTTTACCCTATTTAATAATCGGAAAGAATGTATTTAATAGTGAGATAGTCAAGGATTTAGATTTCCCATTCATTTCATTTTATTGTGATTATGATAATTCGCCTATATTAAAACCAATCGAACATTATAATAAACGAGTTACAAATATAAAAGACCACAAAAATAGGTATTTTACAAAATTATTGATGAATACTTACAATCAATTAAAATAAAATAATTGATATATATATATATATATATGCCTAAGAAAAAGAATACAAAAAAAAAGCCGAAAAATAATAGTTTTAGAAATTTAACTAAAAAACAGCAAACACAAAAATCTCAAAGAATTATGAAATCACTGATGAATCAGATTGTTAAATCTATTAAAAAACAACACGAAATGGCTTTAAAAGCTACAAAATGTAGAAATACAAAAGATACTAAATGTCTTACTAGAGTCCGTAAAATAAAACAACCAGTTGGAAAGAAACGAACAATCTATTTATTATCGAAAGCAAAAGGGAACACCTGTTGTCCTCATATGTCAGTTGATTCCAAAAAAAGATATGCTAAAACAGGGACAGATCACACAATGATTTTCAAAAATAGAAAATATAAGTTTAGAACATGCTGCAAAGCTTGTGGTGTTGAAATGAAAAAGCTTCTTAGAAAAGATCCTAAAAAATTTGAAGAATTATATATTTATTCTGACCATTATCATACATTAATTCTGAAACATAAAGATACGGGTATACCTGTTCAAATTGCTACGAAAGTGTAATATGTTCGACCATTGAATAATATAACTGATAATTATGATTTTTGCGTTTAGTTTTGATTTTTCCCGCTTTTCTTTGTAATTTAGAAAATGTTTCTGTTAAATCAAAATCTGAATCATTTGAATGAACATTTGAATAATCCCATTGAATATCTTTATTTTGAATCCATTTACCATTTTCATATGTATTTTCTAAAAAAACATCGGATAAGAAAAAACTATTACTTTGTATTGAATTCCATCCCCTTATAAATTTTTTACTTTTAGATTTGAATAACCAGGTTATTGTATAGTATTTTAAAGGTGAATCTAAATATTGTTCATTCACTGTAAATCTATTTTTTGTTTTAGCGCTCTCAAGTGTACTCTGAATAAAAGAATTTGTATTTTTCTCAGAATATTTACTATACCATTTCCCCAAACATTCTCTAATATTTAATTCTTCGTCGTATACAGTTACAAAGAATCCGTTTGAATTGAATTTATCTATGATTCTTGGAGATTTACGAATTAAGAATGATAAATATCCAACTGCTTTATCCCCAGGACTTCTTGTTCTCCCGACCCATTGTAACATCGTTGATGAACTTACATTTTGATAGAGGTAATTAAATGATACTATATCATCTACTACACTTGTAAATTTTGGATTTGATAAACGATACATCAAAGATTTTGCTGCTTTATTTTCAGATTCGATGGCTTTTTGAAAAGGAAGATAATGTGAAAAATCCGCAGAAATCACAACCAATCCATTTTTAAGATTTAATTTGGGTCTATTATTTTTCTTTAAATTAATTCCAATAATTTTCATTTTGGGATAAAAAAATCTTAAAGATTTGAATACAACAAAAAATTCATGATAATATTTACCAACATTCGGCATTTGTTCTGATGGATAATATACAACATAGATATGCGTAATCTTTCTTCTACTCCTAAAACGCAGGGTTTTAGAAATAATATCTCCTGTATAAGTTGTCGAAGCATGTGGTAAAACATATCCTTCTATTCCTGAAATATAAATTGGATGATATCTTTTGATATCATTTTTATTGAACCACATTATATTTAAAATAATTTATATTTTATTTATAAAAATTCATAATAATCTTTTTTTCTTTAAAACAAGAAGAACAATTACCCATTATATTTATTTTAGATAAATATTGAAGCATAATATTTATTAAGTTTTTTTTGATGTTTGTCACTTATTCTCATTGTACTTTGCTGTCTATATTTATCTTTGTACTCTAAAAATCTGTATAATTCAGATGCATTTCCTTCATATAAAGATTTATGAGATAAAAGTAATACATTTCTTTCAGAATTATTCCAATATTTCAATGAATATTTTGGATCTAATATTTCAAGTATTTCATAAATAACGATATATCCCTCTTTAAGAGATTCGGTTGGATTAATTATATATGCAAAATAATCTCCTTTTTCAGATACATTGTGTTTACAATCCGTCCATATATGATGATATCCTTTCTCTATTCTTTCTTTTTGATCTTTATAATGATTCATACTTGTTTTACTAATTGGTGTAACTGTTAATTTTTTATCATAATACATTTTATTAGAATATTTCTTCATATTTTCTTTATCATGTTCTATTTGAAAAAGTATCATTTGATAATCTGATTTATTGATAAATCCTTTTTTTTCTATTGCTTTTTCAATTAAATCCATTCGAATTTATATTAATTTTAATCTAAAGCATTTACATCAAATTTATTTCTTTTTAGATAGTTTAGATTTTTTATAAGAATCAAGATGCGATTTAGTTACTTTATATCCCCAATGTTGTAAGACTTGTCTAATAACGGGCGAAACACTTTTATCATTATAAGCTTTGCCAGATTTTATAATTTTATTCATTAAATTCGTTCGAAATCTACCCTTTGGACCGGCTAATTTTAACCATCGATCAATTTGTCTTTTATCATCACTTGTTCTACGGCCCATATAAAAACGACAATACCACTGAAACCAGCCATATGGATCTTGTTTTACAATCCAATCTTTTGATTCCCAATCTTCTAAACTTGACCCACATTTCACTTTGTATGTATTGATATTTTTATCATATGTTGGAGAAATTATTTTCTTCTCTATATCTATGTCTTTAAACCAATCTTTAGGATATTCTCGGATAGCAGTTTTCCCCGAATGCTTTTTTCCAGTAACTCCAGAATTGATATCTCTAAAATAGGTTCCACCAAATGATCCCATTCTTAAAACTTGTTTCGGAGTTAAATTTGGTGTAAATTCAGGATAGTCATCAAATTTAACCATTTGAGTATATTATAAATTTGATTTTAATAATTATGAATTAAAACACATTTATTTAAATATAATATTCTTAATAAAGAATTAATATGAATACTCACGAAATGGTTACTCGTTCAAAAAAGAAGATTGTTGAAGAAAAATCTCAAATATATGATTCAGATTCAGATGTTGATGAAAATGGAAATTTAAAAGGATTCATTGATTATGAATGTGATGAAGATTTTGATCAAGAAGAATTTCAAAAACAATTGAATAGCTTGTCTCGTAATTCGGAGTATTATCCTCTTGAAAAATCAAAGAAAAAGAAAAAGGGAAAAAAGAAAGGGGGTAGGTGTGTCCCTGATAATGCGGGGGATATGTTTATGTCTTATCTTATCTTAAAGGCAACTGAGAAAGCCAATCAAGAATTGAAAAAGAGACGAGTAAAGAAAAATAAGAAACGATCGCCTGTTAAAAAGATTGATGTAGTTGAGATTAATATCGATAATAAAAACACATCTCAAGATTTGACAATCAATGATTTACTGGATGATACCTTTTCCTCCACCGATTCTTCTTATAATGGAGAAAATGAAATTTTAGAAGAAGAACTTGATGACGAAGAACTTGATGACGAAGAACTTGATGAAGAAGAACTTGATGAAGAAGAACTTGATGAAGAAGAACTTGATGAAGAAGAGGAAGAAGAAGAAGATGATGATGAAGAGGAAGAAGATGGTGATGAAGAGGAAGAAGATGATGATGATACAAGATATATGGTCCGCCAATCAAATTCCATAGATATAGAATTACCGAGAGATGTAAGGTTAGATAGTGAATCTGAATCTGAATATGAGTACGAGTATGATGATCTTGATATTGAATATGAAGAATTGATTGAGAAAAATATGTCATTAAATTCCGATGAAAGTAATATGGAATTCTATCATTATTTACCAAAAGATAAAAAAGAAAAATTATTGAAAGATACACAAGATATCTATAAGATAAATGAATCGAATATTCCTTTGCGTTTTAAAATTATCCAATCAGAAATGGATTTGAAGACGAAGGCTATTGCTATAGAAAATTTTGATAAAATGGTAGACATGGATATTTCTACGGGCGAATACAGTAAAATGGATCATTGGATTAATGGATTGATTCGGATACCATTTGGAAAATATGAAAATCTACCAATTACATCTGATTCTTCAGATACTGAAAAGAAAGAATTCATCTTGAATACATCTAAAACTCTAGATGGAGCGATTTATGGTCACAAAGAAGCTAAGACACATATATTGCAAGTAATTGGAAAATGGATTAAAAATCCGAATAGTGGGGGGAATGTATTAGCCATTCAAGGTCCGATGGGTAATGGAAAAACAACTCTTGTTAAAGATGGTATTTCTAAGGTTTTGAATAGACCATTCGCTTTCATTGCATTGGGTGGTGCTTCTGATTCTGCATTCTTTGATGGTCATCCGTATACATATGAAGGTTCACATTGGGGTAGAATAGTTCAGATTTTGCAAGATTCCAAATGTATGAATCCTGTAATTTATTTCGACGAGCTTGATAAAATTAGCGACACTTCTAAGGGTGATGAAATCATTCATATGTTGACACATATTACAGATCCTTCACAAAATAGCTTGTTTCAAGATAATTATTTCCCAGGAATAGATATAGATCTTTCTAAAGTATTATTTATCTTTTCCTATAATGATGAATCTTTAGTGAATAAGATTCTAAAAGACAGAATGTATGTAATAAATACAAAAGGTTTCAAAATGGAAGAAAAATTAGAAATAGCTAAAAACTACTTGATTCCAGATATATATAATACATTCATGTATAAAAAAGAAGATATTATTATTTCAGATGAAATTATGAAATATATTATTACAAATTTCACAGAAAATGAAGAGGGTGTTCGAAATCTCAAAAGATGTATTGAGTCTATTGTATCCAAGTTAAATATACATATTCTTTCTCAAGGGGAAGATTTATCATTTAAAATTGATATCGATTGTCTTCCTATTGAATTGAATAAAGAACACATAGATATTCTTTTAAAGAAAAAGAAGGGGGATGAAAGACCATTTGGAATGTATTGTTAAAAAAAATAATGTATATATTAATTTATAATACTATAATATAAGTATGGACTACAATATAGATAGTATCGTTTTTCTTAGAAGGAAGGTTCAACAATACTATAATGAAAATGGTTTTAAACAAAATTCTAAAGATATTTTTTTATCATTTCCACATGCGCATGTAGAGGGAAGCCTTAAATTATGTAAAAATAAAAGTAGAACAAAATTTTCTATAAGTGATTTTGAATGTAAATTAGTAGAAGCAAATATTCATAATGCAATCGTAACATTTATGATAATTTGTTATTTACAAGATGTGGTGTACCTTAAAGCAAGAGGATATTCATTAATTCCAAATATAAATAATCTCCTTAGTACTAAAGATAAATCAAACCAGGAAGAAATTCAAGAATTATATTTTACCTTAAAAAAAGTTGGTTTTCCGGAATGGATGAGTGGTTCTGATCCCGAAAAATTTTTAAAAGATAATGGATTATTTATCAATTTCCAGTATGAAAACAACCTTCAAAATATTATTAATGCAAGATCTGGAAATATGAGATCGAGTTTACTTTTAAGTGATCCTTTATCTAAAAAATATCCCTTTCTTACAAGGGGTACTCCTTCAAGATCTCCAAGTTCAGAAGTAAGTGAAAATTCAATAATAGAAAAATCCGAAGAATTGATTGGATATATTGTGAATTTATTATCGAATAAATTCAGAATTTTATCTTCAAATCAAACCATAAATTTACAAAGAGATAAAGAAATAATTAACGGTATATTGAAATTACTAACACATGAAATATATCATCTCCCTGATTTACTAACCGATTTATTACTACATAAATTTGTAATGGTTACAGATTTGATTGATCAATTACATTTACCAGAAAGAGTACCCCCTATGCGTAGAATTAGCAGCGGAAGCTCTACACCTAATCTTCCAATGGAGCGTGGGAGACACGGGTCGCGGCGGCACCGGGTGCCACCCACCAGTTCGCAGGGGAGGAGGGGGATGGTCGGTGGTGGAAAAGTAGATGAATTTTTTAAAAAATTTATGAAAAGTGTCTATTTAGAGAATAATCCAGATATATTTAATGATTTTTTAGAAGAACAACCATTATTAGAGAAAATAAAAGAAACCGTTGAATATTATTTGAAATTACAATTATCTTCTATGAATGTGTTAACCATTGAAAATATGGAGATAATAAAGAAAAAAATTATGGATTTATATAGTATAATTTTTAGTAAATATCATCTAGATAATTTTAAAGATCATTTAAGTAAATATGATTATATGAAAATATATGACGGAAAGGATAAATCAGCAGCTCATATTAGTGAGCTCGCCAGAAGGAAGCAAGCAGCCGTCCGTTATGCGACCGAAGGTGAAAAAAAATTAAAGGAATATGAAACTTGTAGGCGTGAACGGAACTCAAGTCCGATAGATATTTATAATCCAGATAAATATGACTGTCCTTCTGAAATTGAAGAAGCAATTAAGTTATATCGTATTGCTTTAGAACATGATCCAGAAAATAAGCATATTAAAAAAAGGGAAGAAGAATTAAATAAAGTATATACAGAATTCAACCCAGATGATATAGCGTATGAAGAAAGAATAATTGGACGAGTAAGGCAGGCGCGGATAGATAAGGATATGAAAAAATGGAGAGAACGGAGAGACGCACCAAAAGTTTTTAGTCGTGAAGAGCGTGAAGCAATAGAAAAAGCACATTCTGAAAGAATTCAACGGGAAAAGCGGGAACGATTGGCGGAGGAGCAGGAGACCGCGGCTTATAAAATGCGTAGGGCGGAAGACCGCAGATTAATTAGACAAAAAATAAGTGAGATGCGGGTAGCGGATGAGGCACATAAAGATGAAACAGATCCTGGTTGGAGAGAAAAGGATAGGGAAAAAAGCGAAAGAAAGAGTCGAGAAAGAGAAAGAAAGACTCGAGAAGCAGCCCGTGAATCATTGAGGACTTCGGGAAATTTTATAGCAGGTGGTGGTAAAAATTTTCAGATTGGTGGGGGAATTTCTCTTGTCTCTCAAAAAACAATGGATTATTATCAATCTTTTAGAAATTTTGCAATGGAGATAATTATAAATTACTTTAAAGATGCAAGCAAAGGTTATTATTATTTCTGTCTTTATGATCAAATTATTATAATGTTGGATAAATTATTATATAATATCACATATGAAATACACAATGAATGCATGGGTGGTCCAATGAAAACTATAAATGAGTGTTTTTATGGTAAAAATAAAAAAGGAAATTCATTATTAAAATATATTATAGATTTTGTTGATCAATATACAGTTGAAATGATTCGGAAAAAAATAAGCCATTATCCTATACTTAGTAATGAAGATTATTTGAAAATATCATATAAATATGGTTGGGGGAGGCGGTGGCGGATTGCCGTGCACTCTGATGTTGTTAAAGGTGATCTAGATACATGGTTAAGGGCTCTTGAACATAAAGGATTGAATGTAAAAAAGTTGGATTTTTCTACAACATCTTCTTTATCGGAAAAGGAAAAGAAAAAATCTCCTTTTCACAGATCGCGACTGGTTTCTCAAAATACTAGTAGCGAGGAAAGCAAAACCGTAGAAAAATTGAGGAATTCTCCTGATAGTACTCCCCGCGCAGATCGTGGATATAAAAAATCGAGAAAAACTCAGGATGGTGGGGTAAAAAAGGCTGTGCCTGACAGGGCGAATTCGGGTGAGTGGGCGAATATCACGGGTAAAGAGCGTGCTGCGATAAGGAATGCGGTGTATGACGATAGGGATGTTTTGATGGAGGGGGTGAAGGAGCTTCCTCGCGCGTTCATTCCAAGCGGGCAGACCGAAGGCGGGAAACACCATCCACGCTCGCGGACTGGCTCGCGGACTGTCTCGCGGAGTGGCTCGCGGACTGGCGCACCGACCCGCAGGTTCATTCCAGCACCAACCCCCGCGCCACACCATCCACGCTCGCGGACTGGCTCGCGGACTGGCTCGCGGACTGGCTCACCGGTTCCTCGCGATACTCTAGTCCACCCTCACGCTCGCGACACTCCAGTCCACCATCCTGCCGTCGAGGACCACCGTCCGCGCGGGGGGGTTGAACGACCACACCTGTTGCAAGGTGATCTCGAAGGAAAGCGCGAACCTGTTTCAAGTGGTTCCTCCTCAAAAACCAAATTGAAATTATTGGAAGAATCTTTGGAAACGATTTTTAAATCTGTAAATGATCCAATGAAATATGAAGATTGGTCTAAATTATTAGATAATTCGAAATGGGTCGATTATTCAATTAAGGTACCAAATGAATCGATTACGGGTTTTCAAAGGGATAATTATTATTATTATTTGCATGAAAAAAATGAAGACTGGTGGAAAACAGATGAATCAAATGAATATACAATTCCTATATATACATTGGTTCATGGTGGGCTAAATCATAAAATAATGTACCACCATGGTCCTTCGGAATCTGATATTTTAGAATATGGAACTTTAATTATAAAAGATAAAACCAATGTATGTATGATTGAAGGTAAATTGAAGAGTGGTGATTTGAATGGATATTTAGTCAGAAAAGATTTGGGTGATATTTACGGATATTTCATTTATTGGGAGAATGGTTCTATATGGTTTTCACATGATAAAATCAATGATTCTAAAAAACATGATATTTCTAAATTTATTATGAAAGGCGAATATTTACTAAATCAATCTTTTTTTATGTTTGAAGGACAAGAGGGTGGGGGAAAATACAGAATAGTCGGTTATAGAATAAAAGAAGATAATTCAACTTATTCTCTTCAGTTAGAAATAATAAATCTTGATAATTCTGAATTTCCATCTAAATTAATTGAATATCAATTATATATTGCTGAAAATGTTATTCCATCCCCATATATATCACATAAAAACGCCAATACACATTTTCAATTAACACCTGATTATGCAGAATTTGATTACGATACACCCCAAAATGGAAGAATAAATTTATTTTTTGTAGATAAGACAAAAGATTATATAAAGTTTTTTTATGAATATGAAGATAGAAATGGTAATTTAGTAGAAAAAACATTTGATATTAGAAGTTCTGTGATAGATGGTGTAAAATTAATAGTTCGAGATTCATCTAATAATTTGTGTGCCGAATTATTAATGTCATCTAGGAACGGAAAAAGGCAAGTGTTTGAAATAAATCCAGCAGTTACTATCGATAGTTTAGTAATGGATATTAACAAATTATTTATATCAGACCAATATATTGAAGCTAGAATTAAAATCGAAATCGAAGAGGAAAACGATCCTCGAAGGAAACAAATAGCGCAATCCAAATTAGAAGCTCAAGCTCGAAAAGATAAAAAGGAACTAGAGGCGGCGCAATACAGATTAGAACTATTATCTCGAGAAAATGAAGAAGTTGCTGAAAGAAAGAGGAAAGCGAAGGAAGATACCAGATTAAGGCTAGAGAAGGAAAAAAGAGAGAGAGATCTTGCGAATCGGCGGTTCCGTGAAAAACGAGAGAAAGATCTCAAAGATAAACGAAAAAAAAATCGCCACAGAAAAAGAGGCCCGCGCTCGCAGCGCAAGTCTTGGTGGGGGCGCGGAGGAGGTAAATCCCATAAACAAATTCCAAATAGTAGAAAAACTCATAAAAAAGCTAAATCTACAAAAAAGTCACTAATGAAAGATCGAAAAAGAAAATAATTATATTAATATTTTGTAATATTTATATGTAGTTCGTCTTGGAAACCAAAATCATCTAATCCATCAGATAGATAGTAAGTGAGAGGTTTCTGTAAATTATATATTTCTTTACTGTTATACAATAAGTAATCATAATTTCTTAAATTAGAAAATAGTAACTCATTATTTTGATTGTATAATTCTATATTTCCACCCATAATATTATGTTTTTTTATAATCAATGGAGATATTTTATAATCATATTTTTCATCCTTCTGTTTTGATTCTATTATTAATTTAGATTTTTGATTCACAATATTTCTAATTTGATGTATTTCACATTGAAAATTATGAATTCCGAATTCTTTATTCATCGTTTTTTTGAGACTATTCAAAATAGAATTTAGGAACATATCTTTCGGATTTGATAATTTCGCAATAGTGTATTTTTTTGAACCTTGTCTTATCAAATAGTTATATTTAGGATCATAAATAATATCGCTTTTGTCTATGAAATAAGATCCACATCTTCTGTAACTATTTATTTTGGATGGATCTTTTTTTAATTTATTGAATGAATTAGCGAATTCATATTTCATGTGTAACATTTTGTTATGATTTTTAATAATAAATGTTTTCATTGTATTCATAGATAATTGTACTTCAATTATTTAAATAATTTAAAGTTATATCGTTCTTAATAAGTTATAGTATAATGAATTTTGAAATGTATGTCAAGACAAATAATAACAACATTGTTATTTTGAGAGGTAATCGAATTTCATTTAGATGTCGTCAAAGAAATACCAAAAAGCAAAATCTATTGAAATTTGTAAGTTATAAATCAATGATGAAAGAAAATAACAAAAATATTAGTAAAGTTCATGGACCATTTGAGTTGAATACAATTTCTAAATTGTGATTTCTCGTTTATAGGAAAAAAAAATATTATAATAGGATATATTGTATGGGTAGACCTAAGATATTAGTAGTTAATAAATTATTGACAGATGAAGAAGTTGCATCAAAAGAAGGTACTTGGATTGAAGAATCAGATATTAAATATCCAATAATTAATGAAAATACGGATGTTTATTATTTAAATAATAAAAAAGAAAGAGTACTTTTATTAAAATTTAGGAAAAATTGTATTAATAATGCATTAATCAAACTTGGATGGGATTCTTATAAAGATTTGGCGAAAGCAAGTAGAGGAAGAGGTGCCTCTGCGGGCCCAATTGCAACAGATTCAGTATATTGGAAAAAAAGAAATTTAGTGAATACAAATAAATGGTCAACTGGTTATTTGACTCCCAAAGGAGAGATTTCTAAAATGAAAGTTAATAATCAAGTCGCATCTAATCCTATTGGATTTTATGAATCTTCAAAAAATTTAGGAGCAAACTTACCTTGTCGTCTCACACATTTTACTAGAACAAATTATGAAAAATATAATCAAGGGTTGCCATTCATTCAAAAAATTGACAATTTATTTCAGAAATTAATTCCAGATTCTTATGCAAAACAAAGAGAACGAGCCGATAAAAAATCTCATTTGAAAATACCTGAAACATCGTTTTCTACTGTTACTATTAATCGTAATTTTAGAACTGCCTTACACAAAGATGCGGGTGATTTTAAAGGAGGTTTCGGAAATTTAACTGTGATTGAAAGAGGTAATTATCATGGGGGATACACTGTATTTCCACAATTTGGTATCGGCATTGATTTGAGAACAAATGATTTTGTAGCAATGGATGTTCATCAGTGGCACGCAAATACACCTTTATATGAAACTGAAGAAGATAAAAAATTAAATGAAAAGTTAGAACCAGCATTTAAAGACAACCCTGAAGTAGGTACTGCTGGTATTTATGAAAAATATACTCGTATATCTTTTGTTTGTTATTTAAGAGAAAAAATTATTACTTGTGATGATAAAATTGATCCAAGATTTTTGACTAAATCGGGACATTCCAGAATTAAAACTTAAAGATAATACGAGAATGATAATTGAAAAATATGGAATGTCCTATATGTTATGAAAAAGTAACCAATCAAAATAATTTAAAATTATCATGTAATCATAAAATATGTACAAAATGCTTTATTTCTATTATGGATAGTTCGACCGGTAAGGGTAATATTTTTATAAATTGTCCTATTTGTCGAACTGTAAATGAAAATCGATTTAACTTTTCATGGCAAGATATGAAAGATATATTCACAATACCACATCGCAGATGCAGAGGTAAATGTAAAAATGGTAATGTTTGTAAAAAGAGTGTGATTTATGGGAATGGGGGATATTGTCATATTCATCAAAAGCCACTATCTGATGATAAAAAAGACAGAGTTGTTGAATACTTTAATTATATATTATTGTGTAATAATAAATGGAAAACGAAAATTATCTTAACGGATATTGTAATAAAGTTGTTAAGTAAAGGATTTCAATTAGATACAATTGAAGATATTCAATATTATATTATGAAATTTCATGCTAAAAGATTACAAGATGCCGCCTATACTACAGAAGATTCTCAATATAGAAATACAATTATTCGTTATCAAGATATCTATAAATTTTATGATATAGAATTTCCGAGTGTTAAATGGGTTGATGATTGTGATAAAAAAAAACTATTCTATTAAAAATAAAAAAATTCAATAATGTATATAAAATGGGTAAATCTAAAAAAAAAACTAAAAAGTCAAATAATAAAAAGATGATTGTTCATCAAGTATTTTTTAATATTGGAAAGGGTGAATTAAAAGATTTACCTAGATTTTATCAATGTTATCAAAATAATAAAAAAAAATGTAAGAAACAAGGGATTCAATATAAATTATGGTCTCGAAAAATGATAGAAAATTTATTAGAGAAGCCTAAAAATAAAAGATTCAAAAAAGTTTATTATGATTTCGATCAAGATATAATGAGAATAGATTTCGGTAGATATCTTATTCTATGGAATTATGGTGGAATTTATATTGATTTGGATATTTGTATGATGGATAAATCGATTAAACATTTATTTAATCGTGATTATTTTTTCGTAAGATGGCATACATCTCATTTACCCTATAATGCATTATTGGGGACAAAAAAAAATAATCCACTATATCTTGAAATATTGGAGCATTGTGAGGAAAGTTACTATAAAAAAAGAAAACAATCTATTTATAAAACATGGAAAGGGCGGTTTGTATTTCAAACAACTGGTCATTTCATGTTACAGCGTGTCTTAAGAAAACATAAAATCACAAATTTTCTTGATATACTTAAAATACATACTAAACAGGGGAAGATTGTTTCTGGTAAAAATCCGTTATTTGAAGATACAAGCGCTTCTGTTTGGTACGATAAGAAATAAGTTTAAATATCTTTTATAAATTATTTTTACTATATAAATGTGGATTGAGAAAATACATGGATTTATGGAAACAAATGATAAAAGTATTGATTTAACTATTTTTTATCATCAATCTTATTATATTTATGAGATATTAAAGGGTGTTGTTAATTTCAAAATTAATAAATTAAAGAATAATAAAACATCGCTTCAAATAAGTAAAATTGTAGATAGTAAAGAAACAACTATTAAGAAGGAAGATTTTATTAATTGGTGGTATTTTGAAAGATATTCTCAGTTGGTTGAAGAAGAGAAAAATATATTTCTTAATTTCAATACTCAAAAATCTGAAATTTACAAACAAATCAACGCAATAAAAGATAAAGAAATAAGTGAGGATGATACAGATGAGATGAAAGTTTCTAAAGAAAAAGAAAATCAAGAATTTGCTCAAAAAAGAAATGTATTACTTAGTTCAATAAAAGAAAGAGCTGATATATCGAATCGAGATATTGAAATATTGCGCAAATTTAGAGCCATGATGACTAATTTAAGTGATATCGATGAATTTATGAAATGTCTTATTTATATTTCTTAAGGTTTATTTGGTATTATATCAAGATAGTCTTTGTCGAGAATATTGTAAGAAACAAATTCATTCATATATGCACTTAGCATTTTATCATTCTTTGATGATTGATATGAAACAATAAATGAATTATATAATTTCATTAATACAAGTAATACAAAACTGATAAAACATGAGATTGTTGAAAAACTATGATAATCTGATATTAATATTTTTATTGTAACAAGAATATTGATAGAATAACTTAGAACAGATAAAAATAATAATCGAAAATATAATAAATTTCTTTTATCCATTTGTTTTTCTAAAATTTTCTCAGAACTAATGATTTTCTTCAAATTATTATCCGGTAGATTATTATCTATATCCAAGTAACGGATTGCCCAATTCTCTCTTTTTAATTCAACAAAATACATACTCATAAATATAAATAGCGTTAGAAGATTCCAACTTAATGATATTCTGTGATATAAATTATCATTATTTAAATTCTCTGAAAGAGAACATATTCTAATATCTTCATTATTTCCACACGCCTGTGGAATAAATAAAGACAATAAACATCCGGTAACTATTTTATAAAATTGTAAAATGAAAATACCTGTCACTTTAATTCTTTCTTTAATATCATTGTCAATTTTCATTTTCACTTCTTAAAGAACAATTTACTTCTTTAAATAATTTGATTTTATATTTTTCTTTATAGTTTTCAAGTACCTATTGAATAATTTAAGTTTTTTCTTTTTGATTTTTGATAGTTTTCTCACTGTTTTTTTTATTAAACTATGCTTTTTATTTCTTCTATTTTTTCTAGTTTTCTTTTTCTTTCCACCACCTATTGTTTGCATTCTGCCTTTTCTCATACTTTCATGTCCTTTTTTCTTTATTGTAACACCAGTTGTTTGTTCGCTTTTTTTATTTATTCCTATTGGAAACATTTTTCTATAATTATATAAAATAATGATCTTTTCAAGTATTTCAATTGTATTTATATCAGAAAAATTAGCAAAATAAATCAATGGTTTTTTTGTATAATATTCATCCCCCATTAATGTTATATTATATATTGTACCTTCGTATTCTTGTCCAGTAATATCAATGCCATAATTAGCAAAATCATCCACTGTCGGTAATACTCCATATTCTTTTTCTGTATAGTTACTCGTTAAATCAATTTTATCTATTGAGATATCTTTAATATCCTCTATCCTTTCCAAATTCTCTGGTTTTAAATTTTCACGATCAATTATTACTCTTTTCAAATAAGGAACAATTATATCTCCCGATGTATTTGTTATTCTATAATGTCTTACATTATATAATTCCATTTTAATAAGATTAATTTGTTCATATTTTTCTAAATAATCTGTTTTTCTATAGTTCCCATAAGTATAAGATTCAATTGCCCGAATACCAGATAATGATGGTGATAATTTTACTAAAATTTGTCTTGATAATTTATCTTTATTTTTAATGTTTAAAGATAAATAATTCTTATTTCTAGAATCTTGTGCAATTACATATTTTCTAGATATATTGTATAATAGAATTCTAAAATTATCATCAATTGAACTTACAAAATCAGTGATTGTTTTATCTTTTACAGTTTTAAGAATTTCGCAAGTATCATTTAATTCTTTTAATACTGGTGGGACAAATGAAACTATCTTATTAAGATAAATTCCTGTTCTTAAATGAATTCTACCATTATTCTCAATGTCGACTGGCAATCCACAATTTGGTGTTTTATACCAATGAACCATCGCATCCTCATTCAAATTATTTGCAAATATTTCATTACTTGATAATCTTTCTAAAAATTTTTGTGAATTTTTAAGATTTCTAAATATTTTATATATATTTATAGTTGAATGTTTAAGTCCCGATGAAGAATTGTCTCTATTATACAACTCGAAATACTTCGAATAATAATCTATATCTAATGATGTAAAGGCTTTTTCGAAAGGGATTGAACATTTTTGTGATGATAATGAAACTATTTCATATTTTTTATTCATTAATCGAAGGGCTATATTTGTTTCTGTATCTTTTCCAACTACAATCTCATTTGATCCTCCGCCTCCAGTTAATTGGGATGATCTTCCATTATATGTATTTATTAATTTTTGTTTTAGATTTCTTATCATTGATTCATTTCTTGTCGAGAGAGAAATCATATATAATTCATTTCTCTTTTTATTATTACATATTTGTTTTTCATAATTTTCCGTAGATTTATGATTATTTCTTTGAGATAGTCCGATTTCCCTAATATTTTCTGTACATTTTATATAATCTTTCGCGGATTTTACCATTTTTTTTATATACATTGGCCCATCCCTTTCTATTGGCGATATTTTTAATGATAAGTTGAGAGTATTTTCTTTTATTTTATCCACCAAATGTATACGACCATTAATAATATCAATTATCTTATCAATTATATAGTAAATGGTTTGGTGTTGATTTTCTTCAATAGTTTTTAAGTAATCCTCATGCGTGAAAAAAAATTTATTTGAACATTTTTTATCATTACATGCCTTTTTTATTTTAACTCTTAAATCTAATATTCGGGCACTGTATTTACTTTTAAAACTATGGATAACCTCTTTTATTTCATCCGGATGTTCGGGAGGAGAGCCCAATGAATGACCTGTTAATGTATGGTCGGATTTCAATACTTCTTGATATTTCTTATAATAACCACAATAAGTATTATGATTACTTGTCTTGAATATATACGGTAATATATCTTCATCCCTTTTTACATCATCAATGAATAATGGAAGAATTATTAATTTATATACATTTTCACTATTCCGCGTATTTATATAATTATAATCGTAAAAAATTTCGTAATCTGTATTGTGTTGTTTAAGATAGTCTAAAATTTTTTCAATATGTAAAGTTCTCTCAGATTTCAAATCATAATTGTTTTTAACATATTCCATATTCGGCTTTAAAATTTCCAAAGTTTTATTATTGCTTATTGATCTCGAAACGAAATTACCAAATAAAAGAGGTATACCGGTTGGGGAACTCATATTTATTATATTAATATATATTTTTTAATGTATTATTTTTATCAGGAAAACAACAAGTTGACATAATTTTTTGGGTATTTGTTTTCTTGAAATGTTCCATGAAAGTAGTGGGTTTGCGAATTCTACCATGATTATTGTAATCATCTACATCATATTCTAAATCGCCGTACCAAGGCCATAATTTATTATCTTCTGTATTATCTGGATCCACTAACTCGGGGTATTTTAAAGTGATTTCTCGAATACATTCTTTCCAGTTTGCGGGAGGTATCATAGGGTTTGTTGTTAAAAATTTTGTTATTTCAGGTATATATTTTTTTTTAAAATCTATGTAAGATGTTCTATCTGTATTTAAAAGAGAGAATTGCACCTCCAATTCTTCACATAATGCATTGATATTTAATAAATATTTATCAATATCATTAATCTTTTCTATAAATCTCTGTTTTTTTATCCATGCAGCTATTAATGAAGTAGACATGGAAGATAATGTTAAGAGAGCATTAATCGCTGTATTATAGTTATCGATAGGTTCATCCTCAACATTGTTTGCAACAGTTAATCCAGATGTAACCGTCGATATTACAATTATCATCCAAGACCAATATTCTTCCCTCCTTCTCAAATCATCGAGGTAAAATGTACTTACAATCCGGTTATATTTTAGCTTCCATAAACATTTTTGAAATCTATACTTTTTGAGATCCGTCCATTCTATATCTTTTTCATCTTTATGATGGTCTACATCATCCATAAATATATCCGCATAAACATAACTTGGAAAATATTTATCTTTTTTATTTATCTTTTTAGGAATCATCCTTGGAGAATTACTACTTATTGAAAAATTCTCTACATTAACACAATGTATATCTTGATTATTGTCTATATCTTCTAATAAAAAATCTATATCTTGTTTTTTATCATTTGGTTTCACTTCTTGTTTTTTATCATTTGGTTTTACTTCTTGTTTTTTATCATTTGGTTTTACTTCTTGTTTTTTATCATTTGGTTTTACTTCTTGTTTTTTATCATTTGGTTTCGATTCTTGTTTTATATTTTCTATATCTTCAGTTTCTAAAATTAAGGCTAATTCTTTTTTGGGAAATAAATCATTTAAATTCGGTTCCATAATTTTGAATTATAATTATGGATATTTTAAAAAAAGAATGTTTAAAACTAATTATTGAAAATAATTATTTTAAAACTTTATCAATCCCTCGTGGCCCCAAATCTGCTAATTTTCTTTTTGCGTCTGATTCTGTTGTAGATAAATCTTGTTTGTTTTGTGTACCTTGCGTGGGTTGATTCTCTATGAATTTTTGGCTTGCCTGAATAATATTATTCCAAATATCGGTGGAAAGTTGATCTATGGGCGTATTTCCATCTGTTACTATTCCTGCTCCTTCGCCCTTAGCTTCACCAAGAAGTCCGCGGAAATTTACATTTGGTTTGGTGAAAGCTGAAGATGCATCTTCATAATCTTCATAAAACTTCTTAATTGGATGACCGAAATAGTATGAGGCTGCTCTGCCAAAAATGATTAAAATATAAATATAAGCAACGGACATCATTACACCCAATGATAAATATATATAAACTAGGACAATATGGATTAGCATTTTCGAATATTTCCCTGATTTCATTATTGATCCACCATCCTTTATCGCATTCCATAGTACAATTAGTGGTTGCAACGGTAATAACCAGAATTGTCTTCTAGTAATATCACCAAAATCACCACCCACTTTGGCTCCATAAAACCATCTACCAAACACATTGTTAATAAATTTTATAATTAATAATGATAAAATATAAATAGAGAATAATACAGCCATTGGACCAGTTATTGGATGTCCCTCGGGGCTCTCAGGTGTTTGATCATAATGCATTAAACCATCTAACCAATTTGTTAATTCATTTGTTTTATCATCTAATTTTTTATTATTTAATATAGTATTAAAAAAAATTGGCGTAGAAAAGAAAACTTTTACAGAAGGTACTGATCTCCAATTTAAATTTTCGATGCCACAACATTTATGCGTTTTATCAGAATTATCCAAATATTGAATAGAGGATAAAGGCGAAAATCTGAAATCATTTGTCCGAATTTGAATAGGCGACGCAGGATTTTTACCAAAATATAGGACATCATTGTTATTGAAATATGAATAGAAATATTCAAAGAACTCGGCAAGTGGAGAATCATTTATATAAGGATCGTCTTTCCCTTGTACTTGTCCTACTGCGGCACCATAAAGTGGGAAGAAATATCCTTTAGCATCATCGATAGTTTTACCGGAACCGGCATTCTTAAGTGCCTGTAATAATTTTTCTTTAGCTTGGAATTGCGAATCAACATCAATTACTTTATCAGAATCAGGTATATCTTCTTTTTCCATGTAAACATGTGTTCTTAAGAATTCTTCTAATTTATTTATATCTATACCGCTCGAACCAGGAGTAATATTAGCATAACCACCCAATCTACATGTCTGATACAAATCCGCATAATTCATAGCGCATGTTTTTTTATTACTAATATCAGATCTTTTACAACATAAAGAAGCCAATGCCGGAGTTGGAGCACCTTGTACAGATCTAAAAATATTTGGTAAATTATTAATATTACTCCCACTATCTCCTAAAATATGTTCCCAATTATCCCGAGAGGGATAATTTCCATTTATTGTATCTGCTGCGGTAGCTGCTGGACCAAACTGGTTGTCGCTGGGATCCCCTGTAACATAATTCCCGGCTCCCTCCAAGGGTGTTAAATTCACACCTTTATATACACCATCTTCGAAATTTGTACTTAGTTTATCATACTTTTGACCCGCGATATCTCCCGATCCAAGAGTTTGATCGTATAGATTATCATTCAATTTAACATTGAGATCCACCGTCTGCAGTGAATCTGTTATTTCACCTGCGAGTTGACTTCCGTATGTACTTACCATATCAATTTCTCCATTTTCAGTAAGTCTTAGATTGGAGCAACTAAATTCCTCGCCATCCCATGTACCGTTCCCATTTGGTGTCATGCATTGGCGACCACCCGTCGCATCATCTCCATATGGTGTACCAGCAAGCACCGCTTTTCTCTTATCACTAACTTCTTGCTTTGTCCATCTTTGAGGTTCCCCCGGACCTGGAGGCGGAAGTTCTGCAATATCTTTTGCTTCGAGACAATCACTTAGCTTAAGTTCCGAACCAGCTGTCATCTGGATTTTCCAACTTCCAATATTTTGCGCCGCCGGTAGCGCACCCGACCAATCCCAATTATTTGTAGGACATCTCGGTCCCAATTCGAGTTGACATTGATTGCACTTTTCCTTGTCTAATAAACACTCCATATCTTGGACTGAGACCCCGTTTGATCCAAGAGGCTGCGTTACACCCGCCGCCGCCGCCGCCGCCGCCGCGTCCGTAGAATATATCGGGTGAGTGCGTAACTTTGAATTCCCGGAGCCCTCGGGGATTATCTTTCCTACTGAAGCCGATGCTCCCTGTGAATCTATATCACGACTACCATCCCATTCAGCTATTGAAGCATCGGCTCCACCTTGACCTTGACGCCCCCCACTATCTAATACACACTTATCAGAGATATCACTGCCAGATTGGCCATCTGCCACAACTTTGTGCACCACCTTATTAAATTGTATCGCATCTCGTTTAACACGACAACAACCTTTAGACGAGTCATAAGAGACTCCAGCTGGACGACCAATTTCATAATTATCTTTTTTACATAGAGAATCGTTAGAATCTTTCCATTCACAACCAGACTGATTGAAAATTCCGAATAATTCCTGTCCTGTGGTGCCTAGAAATGAGCCGGAGCCATCACAAATTGCCTGCTGTATTGTAGCATCAGCATTGCTACCTGGTTCCAGACCATTGGCCGACAATCCAGTTAGATCTGCACTGTCTTCGAAAACGCTAGGAGCTTGTTTGATAATTTTTTCCCCCCATGCAATATATTTGTTACTATTTGTTTCATTCGGGTTATAATTAGGCTTCATCCCTCCCGTAATTTTTGATTTTCCATTTTGTGAACTCCATGTCGAACCTTCTTTTTCTACTCCATATTTATTTAAATGATATCCAATATTTTCCAAGCTTTGACAACTTTGATCGTCAATAATTGCAGTATCCTGTCCACCCAGGATACTTTGATCTGTCCATCCACCCGTTTGAGTAGCACCCAGAGAAGGCTGACCAAACCTCTGGTCGGGCGGTAGCTGATCTTGAGGTAGATCTGTATTTATTCCAGTTGCAGGGAATAGTGAATCTCCTGCAATATTTAAATCAAATGGAGTTCGCCCGTTTCCTTGCCACCCCCCTGTATCCGCCGTTTCATCGAAATTCCCCCATGAACCACCTTCAGATTTTTTAGAGAAAAGAGATAAAGCAGCAATACTGGTCATTCCAATTAATAAATATTGACCTACAGATATTTTACAGTTTAGCATTTATATATATCATTGATAAAAAAATTATTTACAAATTTAACAAATATCTAGAATAGTGTCCATCGCTCGGATAATGTATTCCTGCTTTGATTCGACATTCATCACACTTTTTCGCAATAGTAAATAAAAGTGTCCTTTTTGAAGGATATTTCTCACTTAAATATTTGGCTAAGTAATAAGCTTGCATTGCATGTCCAGCTGGAAAACTTGGTGTATTTCCCGTTTCACTTTTAAGAATTTTGATTTTAGGATTGATTTGATAGGGTCTTGCTCTATTAATTGTATATTTATAAAATAAGATTGAATAATGAATCGTAAAGTCTAAAAATATTTTGTCTAATTCTTCAATTGTTTCGTTCACATAGGGCTCAAAAGCCGGTGAAACCTTTTCATCTGTTTTCTTAAAAAATAAAATATCACTCATAGTTCTGTTTTCGGATATCTCCTGAACAATTAATGATTCTTCATAATTATTCGGATATATTGGGATAGTTGGTAAAATAGAGAGATATCTCTTTGGTGATAATATCAATATAACCATATAAATTAGAATCACTTGAATATAAGAATTCATATACTATGAATTACAAAATTAATCTTTGATTTCAATGTTCTCATAAAAGTATTTAAAATTTGATTGTGAATAATACTTGATTATCATATTCAAACAACCAAACCTATCACAAAGTAACAGAAACTCACACAACTCACATCAAAGTTAGCAGAGCAAAGTTAGCAGAGCAAAGTTAGCAGAGCAAAGTTAGCAGCGCAAAGTTAGCAGAGCAAAGTTAGCAGTATGTCGACCATGTCTACCATGCAGAAGGCTGTCTATGAGAATGTGACCCTTTATCAGGGCATGTGGGGGCATCGAGGAGAACAGACCAAGTACTTCAAGAGGATTATTCCTAAAGAAGTGGTCGATTTTGACGAAACCTTTCAACGAGAGAAGTTGGGAGACTTCTTCAAGAATCCTGATTTGAAGACAAATCTACTGGGTAGTTTCAACTGCAATTTCCTTTACCGAGATCTTCTTGGGGAAGCCAAGGTGCCCATCTATAATGATGAGAATCACACGATCATGGCACCACTTGGATTTCCGGGGAGAGATCTGAAGTCAAGTGATGGAGAAGAAGGTCATTGCTCACGGAGTTCTCATTTGATCGGGGCAACACACAATGAAGATTCCACATGGTGTCTCAATGATATGTTGCCACAGACTCCTCAAGAGTTTGAAGACTTCAAGATGAAGCTTGGATTGATGGAAATGGCAATGAATGCTCTTAAGATGAATATTCCCATTTCAAATTGTGGTTCCAGGGTTTGTGCGAAGGCGACATCGCTTGGTGTCGAACATTCTATGGGGATCCGAGACTTCTTCATTCAAATGGTTCAGTTTGATGAAGAATTTCGTTCTGGTCGCCCTGGATATGTTCTCATGGATGAAAAGAATAAGGATGTTGCTGGGGATAAGGAAGCACTTCGAGATCTCATCAATCGTACATTTGACAATGAGAACTTGAAGCTTCATATTTTCATTCAGCCCCCTTCATTCGAGATTGAGGGAAAGCTTGGTGGAAATTCTCAACTTGTTTCGCATATCCATGGATTCCTATTGGATGAGATCCCCGAGTGCTTGTCTCAGCGGTATGTAAACTGTGCAGATTTGGTTGCGGTTAAGGAAGAGATTCTAAAGGAAATGGATGAAGAGGGTGAAGTTCTTCAACGGGTTCCTTCGAATCCTCCACCTGTAGAGGAAGATACAGTTCTTAATCGCCAAGGTTCAAATCCTCCTCCAGTAGAAGATTGTGGTTTGACTCGTACAACAACTGTTGCCTAAAATAACCTATAATTCAGATTCATAAAATTTAATATTCATAAAATTTAATATTCATAAAATTCAATATTCATAAATTTTTTATGATTAATCAAAGGATAATATATAGGATTTCTTGTCATTTTTATTATCTTTTATTAATGTATTTGTTTCATTATACATTAATCGATAATGCATGGTTTTTATACCTTTTGTACTCTTTTCGAAAGCAATACATTTATAATTAAATATTTTTAATATTTGTCTTAAGATTGTAATACATTTTTTTTCTGTAATATTTTGTATATATTTTTTACTTTTACACGGTAAATAATATGATTTCAATAATTCTTCTAAATTTTTTATTTCATCTAAAGTATTAATATCCCGCATGTGTTCCTTTGTAAATAATCTAGTATCTTCTAAATTTTCTAATCCAAATGCTTTTAAGACGCAACTTAATAATTTTTCATCTGGTATTATTTTAAATAGTTGATTTTTTGTTGTCATAATTATTATTATTGAATAAAACAATTTTAAATAAATAACTAATTCGTTGATGAATGAAATAAAATATAATTATTACATATAATGGGAGATAATGATTTTGTATTGCCCGACTTAAAGCCACTTAATGTTTGGACTCTTATTGAAACATATTTTAGAGATAATCCCGATTATAAATCCCAACATCAAGTTGATTCCTATAATGAATTCTTATTTTCAAAAACAAATGGTATAGATCATATTATTAGAAGAGAAAATCCGCATATAATTCATAAAGATTTAATTGATAAAACAAATTATCGTTATCAAATAAATATTTACTACGGGGAAAAATTAAATGAAACTACAGGAGAAGTTAATACTAAGATAATAGATAATCTTTATTTTTCAGCGCCTATCCAGTATGATAATAAAGATTCAACATATATGTTTCCAAATATAGCCAGAATTAAAGGATATACATATGCTTCGAATATCTATTGTAATATTGGTGTTATTTTTAGGGACAATTTAAAAGATACAACAGTTATTAAAAATTTCACGAAAGTGAATATTGGAAGTATGCCCATTATGGTAAAATCTAAATTGTGTATTTTGAGCGATTTAGATGATATTCGTTTAAGTGAATTGGGTGAATGTCCGTATGATACGGGTGGATATTTTATAATCAAGGGTAAAGAAAAAGTATTTTTGTCACAAGAAAAGAAAATTAATAATATCCTTTACATTAATTCACAGAATGATGAAATAAATCCATTACAAGTTTCTCTTCGGAGTTCCTCGAATGAAGGATTTCAATCTACTAGAAATAATACAATTGTATTATCTAGAATACGCAAAGAATATAACCCTATTAATTCCGAAAAAGCGATAAGTAAAAAATATGATAGATATCATATAAAGGTACGAATTTTGGGAGTGGAAACATTGATTCCATTATTTATTTTATTTCGGGCTTTAGGTTTTGAGACAGATAAAAAAATTATTCAAACAATCATTTATGATTCTGATGATAAATTATTGAGAGATAAATTAATCGATGAATTAATGGAATCTATTGGTGATTCAAAACCGATTTATACGCAAGAAACCGCTATGAAATTCATAGCTATTCATACAAAGGGTAAAGAAATAATTAATGTTATTGATTTATTGAGCAATAATTTATTTCCAAATTATTCAACGAATGTTGAAAAGGGTTATTTCTTGGGATTATCTGTTCGAAAATTATTACTAACAAAAATTGGAAATATGAAAGAAACAGATAGAGATTCTTATGCAAATAAACGAATAGATTTAGCCGGAAGTTTACTTTTGGAGCTTTATAGGGAATTATGGGCCATTTTTAAGAGAAATATATCATTAAAAATAGATAATGATTTTAAATTCCATTTTAAAGAATATGGAAATAAAATAGAAAATCTAATTAATGATGATAATTACGGTAAAGTTTTCAATCCTAAATCTATGGATATGATAGTGAAATCATTTGGTTCTGTTTTTGGGACAGGATTATCTGGGAGACAAGGAATTATTCAAGATTTAAACAGAAATTCTATGTTGGGTACTTTATCTCATGTCAGAAGACTTTCATATCCATTACCACCTGGTTCAAAAAGTTTTGGTCCTAGGAAACTTCATAATTCTCAATGGGGATTTGTTTGTCCAACAGAATCACCTGATGGAGGAAATGTAGGGATAATTAATCATTTATCTATTTCTGCAAGAGTATCTTTTACAGTTTCAGAAAATGAGATTATCAGAGCATTGAAAGATCATGGTATGATAGAATTAAAATCTTCTATATCTGAAGATTTTAATGAACTATCCAAAATATTTATCAATGGAAGATGGATTGGTCTTCATAAAGATCCTATATTTTTATATAAATTACTAAGATTATTAAAACTAAATAGTATTATTCATTTATATACATCAATTTATTGGGATATATTATCAAATGAAATATATGTATTTTGTGATTCCGGTAGACTTCTCAGACCGCTTTTAGTATTAAAACAGATGGGCGATACTTACTCAAATGAATTGATAGAAGGCAATTTGGAATATTGCGAATCTTGGTCAAGATTAATAAGAGGAAATCATATGTTTAAGAAATATTCTAATTTATCGGTATATGATGAGAGATATCATGATGATGAACTTAAATTAATTAAAGAAAAATATCCTGATTATATTTCTTATTTAGAAGATAATTGTTCTCAGATAGAATATGTAGATCCACTTGAAACAGAGGGATTTTTTATAGGGAAAGATATAAATTCGCTTGATAAAAAGTATTCACATTGTGAAATTCATTCTTCATTGATATTATCGGCAGTTGCTTTAAATATTCCATTCCCTGAACATAGTCAATATCCTAGAAATGTTTTCTCTTGTCAACAAACAAAGCAAGCGGTCGGTTTATATTCTTCCTCATACAATACAAGATTCGATACATTTTCGCATGTTTTAAACTATCCTCAAAAACCGATAGTAACTACTCGTTATAAGAAATATACAGATGTAGATAAATTACCTTATGGTATCAATGCAATTGTTGCGGTCGCTTCTTATACAGGTTATAATCAAGAAGATTCTGTGATGTTAAATAAAACTTCTATAGAAAGAGGGATGTTTCAATCTTTATATACTCGGAGTTATGAAGATTCTGAAGAAAGTGATGGTAAAAGGAGAATTTATTTTGGTCTTCCCAAAAAAGATAGTAAATTAAAATCGACTATCAATTTTGACAAATTAGATATTAACGGAATAGTTAAAGAAGGTTATTATGTTGATTCAAATGATGCGATTATTTCAAAATGTGGAACAGATACAAATCTAGATGGAACAAAGGTTGAAACAGTTGAAGGGAAAACTGTAAAATTTTCTACTTCTGGAATTGTTGACCGAGTGGTAGTTTCTGAAAATCAGGATAATTTAAGGACTTGTAAAGTTCGAATAAGAAAGAATAAAATACCAACTGTAGGAGATAAATATGCATCTAGAGCTGGTCAGAAGGGAATGTGTGGTTTGGTTTTAGAGCAATCAGAAATGCCTTTTACTAAAGATGGAATTGTTCCAGATTTGATTATCAATCCACATGCTATACCTAGTAGAATGACAATTAATCAATTATTAGAATGTATTTTGGGTAAAAGTTCAGTGATGGGTGGCTATCTAGGAGATGCAACACCATTTCAAAATACAAATCTAGAAAACTATACAAAACTTTTAGAATCATATGGTTTTGAGGGAGAAGGAAATGAAATTCTTTATAGTGGAATTACGGGCGAACAGATAAAATCTTCTATTTTTATTGGTCCAACATATTATCAGCGTTTAAAGATTATGGTTGCTGACAAAATGCATAGTCGCGGAAAGGGTCCATTGCAGAGTTTAATAAGACAACCGGCTGCAGGTAGATCAAATAATGGAGGTTTAAGAATAGGAGAAATGGAAGAATGGGCCATATGGTCTCATGGTATGAGTAGTTTTATGAGAGAAAGTATGATGGATCGTTCGGATAAATATTCTATGATGATAGATAAAACGAGTGGTTTGATATCGAATGATTTATCAAGTGATAAAAATGTTTCTGTTGATTTGCCATATGCGATGAAAATGATGCTTCAAGAATTACAATCAATGAGCATTGGTCCTCGTTTAATAACAGATGATTCTATTGTGAATCATGATGTTCATAATTTTATAAGCGAAAGTTTCCATGCGAAAATTTGATTTAAGAATATTTTGATATAGTAAATAAATATGGTAAAAACTGTTTTATCAAGAAATGGATATAAAATTAAAAAAACAGAGATTTCTACAAAAGAATTAAAAGATTTGAAATCAGAATTAACTGTTAATCCATATGTTGTGGGTGATTTTGGAAATGGAAATGAAAAAAGATTTTCATTATTTATGGAATCTCCTAATTCTATTTATATTCCAAGATTTTATGCATATGAAAAATATGGAGGACCAACTATCAATAAAATTGATGAAGGAGATAAGATAGATATAAAATTTAATGGTTCATTGAGAAAAGAACAAATACCAATTATAGATTTATATAAGAAAGCGTGTGATGAAAAGGGTGGCGGTTTAATTTCTCTAAAATGTGGTGGAGGAAAGACTGTTTTATCGTTATATATTATTTCGATGCTTCAAAAGAAAACTATAGTAGTTGTTCATAAAGATTTTCTAATGACTCAATGGAGAGATAGGATAAAGCAATTTCTTCCTGAAGCCAGAATTGGAAAGATTCAGCAGAATACAGTAGATATTGAAAATAAAGATATTGTTTTGGCAATGGTTCAAAGTTTATCAATGAAAGAATACGAACCAACTGTATTTAGTTCTTTTGGACTTGCAGTTTTTGACGAATGTCATCATTTGGGGGCAGAAGTATTTTCAAGATGTATGTCAAAAGTAGCATCTAAATATATGTTGGGATTATCTGCAACTCCAGATAGAAAAGATGGATTAAGGAAAGTATTTGAATGGTTTATTGGTCCCATGGTTTTCACATCCAAAAAAGAAAAGAATAAAGATTATATAGAAACTAGAGTTTATGAATATTATGACGAAGACCCAATTTACAGTAAACTTGAACTAGGGTATAATAAAAAACCATGTCTTCCAAGAATGATTAATAATATATGCAATCATGTTCCTAGAAATGTATTCATTCAGAAAATTCTTCGAGAACAATATGATATTGGTAGAAAAATATTAATCTTATCTGACCGTCGAGACTTTCTAAATAACACGCTGCAATGGTGTAATAATGAAATAAAAGAGAATAGTGCGGGTCTTTATGTTGGTGGAATGAAACCAAATGAACTAAGGGATTCTCAAGAAAAAGATATAATATTGGGTACATTTTCGATGGCCAGTGAAGGTATGGATATTCCCAAATTAAATACTATTATTTTAGCTTCTCCAAAATCAGATGTTGTTCAAAGCGTTGGGAGAATACTTAGAGAAAAAGCTGAAGTTCGTAAATTTCATCCACTTATTATTGATTTCAAAGATACTCATCCAAATCTTGGAATTTTTGAAAGACAATATAATAAACGATTCCAATTTTATAAAAAGAATAATTATGATATTTATACAATAAATCCAGATGGAATAAAAGAAAAAATAGTAAAAAAATCTAAAAAGAAAACCATACAAGATATAACTGAATGTTTAATAACAGATGATTAAGAATATTTGTATTCAAACCACCCATTTCCTATATATTGTTTATTCTTTCGCCATTCTCTAGATGATTCATCAAAATCTATTGATATTTCATATAAGTATTCGCCATATAATTTTCCATTTCTGAGTTTCATTATGTTTAAATTTCTAATATAATTTCTTATCAAATTTAAATGGAATATAATTTACTATCAACATCAAAATTAAAAAAATATATTCAGGGTAATAAAACTTCATATCAATTGGATTTTTTGGACGATTTTTCAGAATATTTTGATACTGTAGTTTTTTATGATTATTTAAAGGGTTTAGATCCGTATCTATTGAATAATTTATGGAATCGAATTATTGAAAGATGGAATAGAATGCGTTTAGAATTATCGGATAATGAAGAATTCATGAATAGTATTTATTGTGATAACAATGAATATATTAAGATTTATGAAAATATATCATATCAAGATTTAAATATGAATTTGAAAAAATTTATCTCTAAGAATAAATGTAAATGTATATTTGTTTTGAATGTTATCATTAAATATATTAATCCATTTCTAAAATAAATAAAAAATTTTTTTTCTAAATGAATATATAATGGTGAAAAGAAAGATGTCGAAAGCGTTCATTGAAGCGGGGAATCGTTGGAGGGCGCATTTGAATTCCGTTCGAAAGATGAATCCCAAATTATCATTGAAAGCCGCAATGAAAAAAGCAAAAACAACCTATAAGAAAGCAGCAACAAAACTACTTACTCCCGTCCGCAAAATGAAAAAATCTATTCGTAGGTCTTTAAAGAAAGTGGGAACAAGAGTTAAAAAGTCTTTAAAGAAAGCGGGAACGAGGGTTAAAAAGTCTCTTAAGAAATTAAAATCAAAAAAAACTAAAAGACTAAGAAGACGATAAGTAATTTACTTTTAATCTATTTAAATATTATTCTCTTAATATAAATTGTAATTTATATTAAAATGCCGAATACTAAAGGCGGTCGTAAGTTTAAAAGGGGTAAAAAACAGACATTTACTGAAAAAAAGTTGATTTGTAAAGATCCTAAAGAAGATCAAGAATATGGAAAAATTACTAGAGTTTTAGGAAATGGTAGATTCACAGTATTTTGTTTCGATGGAAATGAAAGAACTGGTATTCTAGCTGGAAATATGCGTAAAAGAATATGGATTAATAACAACGATATTGTACTTTTTTCCAAATGGGATTTTAGTACAAATAATGATAAATGTAGTATAATACATAAATACGATGAAGATGAAGTTCAAAAACTTTTGAAAATGGGGGAATTTCCAGAGAATGTTAACCTTGATTCGGATATTCATGAATTTGAAGAAGAAAAACTCAAATATAGTTTCGATATATCTGATTCCGAAGAAGAAGATGGAGAAAAAGAATCTGAATCTGATGAAGAAATCAATTTAGATGATATTTAATCATAAATTATTTAAATAGATATTATCTATAATAGTTATATAATATGCAGATTTTTGTGAAAACTCTTACAGGGAAAACTATTACACTCGAAGTAGAAGATTCTGATACTATTGAAAATGTAAAGGCGAAGGTTCAAGACAAAGAGGGGATTCCACCAGATCAACAGCGGTTGATCTTTGCTGGCAAGCAATTAGAAGATGGTCGAACATTAGCTGACTACAATATTCAAAAAGAATCTACTTTACATTTAGTCCTTCGTCTCCGATGAATTATACCGAACACTGATTCGAATTGTAACTAGCAGTGCAAGATATAGAACCAGCATTATTTTGATTCAAATACATTAAAACTAATACTAATAATAATGCCCCACCTAAAAATAGTTTTTTATTCATTATATAAATAATATTAGAAAATTTTTTGTATAATTTTATATATCTCTTTAAATGGTTAGATTGTAGGACAAAAAAAATTTACTAATCTAATTTGTTTTACTAATTTAACTTACTCGAATAATTTATTCATCTTCATCTGAATCAGACTCTACAAATGTAATCTTTTCAGCTAGTTCTCCATTTTCTTCATCTTCTTCATCGTCATTAAATGCATAGTCATCAAGTCCCTTTGGAACCTTGATTCGAAGTTGAAGGGCGCTCCATGTAACTCCAAACTTACCGGAAGCTAGCCATACAAAGTCGAACTTGAATAGACCCTTTACCATTGCACCCTTCTTAAGACAAGATTCTACATCTACAAAATCTTCTTCTTCACGATTGTTGATATTTAGTTCCTTCTTATTTTCGTCAAAGATTCGACAAGCATACTTACCATCTCTCTTCTTCAACTTAAAAGTGAATGAATCAGGATACTTTCCATCTGGTTCTCCTGTTTCTTGATCCACCGACTTTCGAATCATATTTGTATATACCGTTTCAATCGTATCCATTGACATTGTCTTCTTTCGAAACCAGGGTTGAGAATTTTCAATACCCTTGCCCTTCACAAACTCATCTAGAGAAGACATTGCTGTATGAAATGAAGATTGATTGCGATCATTTTCTAGATCACCAAATGACAACTTTACAGACATCTTCGCATTATTTTCATCATCCGAGAAATTCTGGGCATCAAATGTTACTCGCATCTCAGGAGATTGAACCAAAAGTGGTTCCCCCCCATATGAACCAAAGACTAGCTTTGCTCCACTCGACATCGAACGCACCTTATCATCAAGGGTCATCTTGTCAACATTGAAATCCTTAGGCATAACAACTGAACCAGCCATCTCTTCTCTTTTCTTAACTTTGTTTACTTCCTTTGCTTAACTTTACTTTCTTTGCTTAACTTTACTTTATTTGCTTAACTTTACTTTATTTGCTTTGCTGACTCTTTGTGTGTATATTACTACACAATATATACAAATCAAATTTTTAAATAGTTTATGATATTAAATTTAAAAGATATTAAATTTAAAGATATTAAATGTATAAATAATAAATATAAGAATATGAATAAATGTATAAAGTGTTCACATAATTCTAAATACGGGGGTTATTGCTATCGACATAGGAGCAATTATTTATTAGATGAAAATTGTAATATCATAAAAGATAGATTTACAAACAATTGTAAAGATTATACAATCAATGATCTTAAATTATATGGAAGAAATAATATGAAAAATTCTGAAATAAAAAAGTTGAAAAAGAAGGAGTTATTTGATATTATATCTGAAGATATAATTAAGGGAATGATTGAGAAAGATACGGATATTTCTATCGATATTTCAAAGATAGAAAAAATACAGAAATTTTATAAGAAAAGATTAATTCTAAAAAGAAGTGATTGTAATAATCTTGAAGACTTTTATACATATGAACCCATTAATGATATTCCTCATATATTCTTTTATGATTATACCGACGACAAAGGGTTTAAATGGGGATTTGATATAAGATCATTAGATAAATTAATTAAAAATAGTCAATTCAATCCATATACAATGGAGACTTTACCCGAGAATATTATCAATGATATAAGAAAGAAAATTGATTTCCTTCATAAAATTAAGGAATTTAAACCTCTTGAAAATGATATAAAAAAAACTAAAAAAGAAGAGATAAATTCACGATTAGTGGATATTTGTTCTGAAATAGAACGGTCAGGGAGATCATGTAGTATAGAATGGATAAAGGGATTGAATATTCACAAACTAAAAAGATTCTATAGACAATTAGAGGATATATGGAATTATAGATCTCAATTATCAAATGAATCTAAATCTAGAATGTGTCCAGATGGTCAAATTTTTAGAACACCTATTTCTGAAATACAACTCATGAATAGTAAAATATCCCTAATGGATATTTTAACAAAAGATATCTATAAATTCACTCAATGTCCATTGGAGAGCGATAGGAATCTAGGGTATATGTATGTATTGATTGCTCTGGCATATGTTTCAAGAGATTGTTACAACTCACATATTGATTGGGTGTATCCTCTTGTTACATAAATTTGTAAAATCACTTAAACATATCTCGATACTATATAGTATAATAAAAAGCGCGGTTGATATTAAAAATAATTATAAATCTTAGACATATAATGGCAAACACAAAGACTACAGGAAAGAAGAAGGTTGGTGCGAAGAAGAGTGGAAAGAAGGTTGAGACTCCGGTTGAGACTCCGGTTGAGACTCCGGTTGAGACTCCGGTTGAGACTCCGGTTGAGACTCCGGTTGAGGGGGATGTTTCTGCTTCTCTTGTAAGTGATCCTCTTACTGAGGATTCCCCATATCAGGAGGAATTTGGAGCACTTTGTGCCGAATTGGATAATTCCCTTTCGCTTATTCGTGCTCTCAAGTCTCGCGTGCTTCGACTTGAGAAGATGGTTCATAAGAATCACAAGGCACAGGCAAAGAAGCTTCGCGGAAAGGGTTCCCGCCGAGTTCGCGATCCAAATGCCCCCAAGTCCGGATTTGCAAAGGAGGGACCTGTTTCTGATGACATGAAGAAGTTCCTCAAGCTTGACAAGGATGCTCTAATCTCTCGCACTGATGTGACCAAGAGAATTCATCAGTATTGTCGGGACAAGAATCTCCAGGACCCGAAGGATAAGCGTCACATTAATGCCGATGCTAACCTTCGAAAGCTTCTACAGATGAAGAAGAGTGATGATCTCACATTCTTTAATCTTCAGAAGTTTATGAAGATTCATTTCCCAAATAAGGATGGCGTCTACCCGACTGCTTAAATTAGTATATTAACTTCTAATAAAGACATCCTCATATGATTATCATTCACATTTTTTTTAGCTTTTAGTTTAGGGATATTCATAATATATTCTTGAAAATATTGTAGATCTACATTCAAAAAATTTTCGAGATCTGAAAATATTTCGGTTGTTATTATATAGTAGGCAACTACATTTGTATCATTATCTATTTTTTGTAATTTCTTAGATTGATTGTATTTTAAAATTTTATTCATCTGGTAAATTGAAAATTTATATTCCAGATTTAATAGATATTTAAAATATTCATAATTATTGGTAGGCATCTGTTTTGAAACATAAAATGCATTCAATAATCTACCTTGTATTTCGGTGTAAGATTCATTTAGTAGAATTTTATCCGTATTGATATTATATTTTTGATTTATCACACTATTTATCATATTATTATTAAGGATCACATATTGATTAGAAGCGTGTTGCAATTCATGTAAAATTACTTTGGAAAACTCTTCTATTCGAAAGATGCATATTTCAGAAACTGGATAACGAAAATAACATGCTGCTGAATTAATATTATCTACAGTAATATATTTCTGATTCTTTCGTAGAAACTTTTTTTCTTTAAGTGGTATAAAATGAATTGTTATAGATAAATTATCTTTTGCCCCACTGACTCCAAAAGATATTATATCCTTTAAATAGTCTATGTTGAGATTCACTTTATTATTTGGGATTTGATAGATATTGAAAATTATTGAAATTTCACAACATCTATTATTCACGGTCCATTCATATTTTTTACAAGAATTATAGTTTTCAATTTTTTTTTCTAATGTTTTATTCATAAATCCAAATATTGGAGACTTTTTTCTTTTGATAGGAAATATTTTGAAATCCCGAATCTCATAATTCAATAAATTTAAATTTTTATAGATTTTATAGAATGATTTATCAGATATATTTATAGTTTCTTTTGATTTTTTATGTTTATTGATTAATTTTAAAGATTCATTAGTTAGGAACATTGTCTATATTATTTATCAAATATTTCTTTTAATATATTTTTATAATTATCTATATTCTCTATATCTAGATTTAATTCCAGATAAACATAAATGTCACCTCTATTATAATTAGAGTTGGTTTTTATTCCTTTATTTTTAATTTTAATAGGTTCATTTAAATTTTTATCTTTGATAGAAAATGAAAATTTTTCGATAGTAACCGCAATTACATCAAAAAAATATTCATAAAGATTTATCTTTTTAGAAATTATTAGATCATTTCCATTTATCATCACATTATCACATTTGGTTTCAATTGTCATTTTCAAATATATACCATTGTTCAATTGAAGGGTAATTGTATAATCACTACAAGGGATAAATAAAATATGTGATTTACAATCTCCTATTATTATTATCTCTTTACATATATTATTATATATATCTTCAAAATTTCTTAGTAATTTTATACTATAGGATTCATTCAAACCACGCGCATCGATATATTTAATATCGCGAATATCTAAGAGAGATGTTGATTTGACTTTAATATCAAAATTCTTTTTTATTTTCCACTGAATATGATAAGGTAGAGATTTAAATAATAATTTCAAGAATTTATACTCTGTATTATTTATTAACTTGTTATAATAAGAATCTAATAATTCTAATTCTTCATCTGTGAAAATTTGGATACATTCTTCACCCAAAGTTTCTCCTAGTTTTAATTTCAAATCATATAGATATCTCTTTCTAGGATTTGATAAAATTGAATAAGATTCCGATATTAGCTTGAATTTTTCTGTCGATTCTTTATTTTTGTTTTTATCGGGGTGATATAATTTTGCATATTGATAGTATCTTTTACGAATTACATTTATTGATTCACTTTTTGAAATATTTAATATTTCATAATGATTTTGATTCATTCATCTGAATAATTAATTACGATGAATATTTAAATGTATTTTAAGAAAAAAAAAATATATTATATGGTATAAAATGGATTCGTTTGGTCGCTCGCTCGATAAAAACAAAAAAATGATTATTCAACTTCTTACTTTACTTGTCATTATTGACTTCTGTCCCACTGAGATTTTGGGGCCACAGGTGGATTCCTCTTTAAAGAGAACATTTGGCCCCTTTATTAACCCAGTTAAAAATATGATGGCTAATACTCTTGTTAGATTCTTGCTCTGGCTCGCACTTGTATACTCTTGCTGCGTCAAGCTTGATCTCCAGATGTTCTTAATCATCTCTGTATATTTTGTAGTTTCCGGTATTCATTAAATAGTTTAGTTTGAATAACAAAGATTCTATGACAATTATTTTACGATATACATTCCTATAAATATAATTAGATTCCGTAAAAATTGATAGAATTTCTAATTTTATAGCTAGAGTGAACTCTTTTCTAAAAAATTTTTTGATCAGATCATAATTGAAAATATCTATACAATATAGTTCAATATAATAAGCCAGAACTTTTATATCATTATAAATTCTCTCCGTTAAATTATTATTAATAACATTTATTATTTTCATAAATATTCTATCATAATAAGATTTCTTATCTATTAAATGATAGTATTTACAAAGAAATTGAATATCTTCTTTATTTGTTAATTCATAAATTATATCATAAAACTTGGATTTTTCATTGTTATATTCTACCTTTACCGATCCTTGTACTATTTCCCGTTTTTCATTTATTGTCAATAAAGGAACTCTAATACATAAAGATCTACTTTTTATAGGCCAAATTATTTGATCATATCTTTTTGATATTATTATAAAACAACTTGAATCATAGTATTTTTCTATAATAACTCTTAATCTATTTTGTATCGAAATTTTTACAGTTTCATAATTATTTAATATAATATACTTTCTTTGTCTTTTACAAAAAGAATTCTTTGTTTGAATATTCTCCAGTAAAATATTAAAAAATACTTCTATATTTTTTAAAATTATCTTATTCATATTCACATATATATAGGTATCCGATACATCAAATACTAATTTATCTTTTGTTATTTTTGAAATTTTTTTGTTATTATTTAATTTTGTTAATATTTTTATAAGAGTTTCGTAAATACAAGTAATCTCTTTACCATATAAAATTATATTCGTATTATTTTCATTAGTTAGAATTTTTTCTATATTGAAGTTCATAATTTATTAAAAATCTCTAAATATGAAATAACTATGAGATACATAATATTTAATAATTTAAATAATATTAATATACAGAATATACAAATTAAAACAAATGATAAATTTACTAAGATATACTATCGTATTAATAATACAATGAATATAAAAGGCATCCCATTTATTGTAAATATTTGTGATTTTCACGGTGATTATTATAAATACTATCTTAAATTATCTGGATCAATAAATGATTATAAAAAATTATTTGAAATAAATGAAATATTCTCTAAATTTAAAAATTATAAATCATTTATCTCAATAATTAATAAATCCGTATATATAAATATAGACAAAAATCAACACATTATCAATATTTTTAGTAAAATGAAACAAAATAGAAAAATGAATATAACTCTTAATTTAATGGGGATAAAACTTTTATATTCAAAACCATTAATTCATATAGTTTAAATTAAGCAATAATTAACTAAAATAATTATAATGGAAGAAAGTTTCAGATTAATTGCAAATCCTAATAAATATATAACAACCGTTACAAAACAATGTAAAAAAAATACTCTTGATTTTAAAACTTCTTTAGAAGAATTACTTGTTAAAAATTATAAAATATTTATTAACGAAAATACAATGCAAGAAATCATTCAAATTATTAACGGGAAAATAAATGAATTAATGGTCGAAAGAATTGTAAACGATATAATTAATAATTGTATCACTACAATCGAAGAAAATAATCGAAAATTTGATTTTGTATTACCCTTTGATTAAACTAAAATGGTTGACATCAATCAATTAATTCAGTTCAAACTTAAAAAAGATATACTATCTTCTCTAAATGAAGAATATCAATCTTTCAAAGATAAAATAGGAAAAGAAGATTTTGATGATTTAATCAATGATATTACCAATAAAGAATTAGATGATTATACATTTCCATTTGAAATAAATAAAACTAGAGAATCAATAAAGGATGAAAATATATGTTGCGCTAGAACTATGGGTAAAAGATATACAGAAAAACGCTGTTCATATAAATGTAGAAAAAATACAGATTATTGCAATATGCATCATAATATGATTGATAAAAGAGGATTCTTATTATTTAGAAGATATGATCAAGAAAGACCCAGTATTAATGAAAATGGTAATAAAATTCCATGGAGAGACAATTCATTTAAGGATGAAATGAAAATAATAATAGATTATCAAAATATCATGCTATATAAAAATATATTAAATAGTAGTAGATGCCTAAAAGATTAAGGACATGTAAAAGGACTCAAATATACGATAAGAAACGAAATAAATGTATTAGTAAAAAATCTAAATACGCAAATAAAATATTAATTACTGAAAATACTACAAAAATCGGAGGTCCTTCTATTTTTTATTATTACAGGGTGAAAATTGGTAAAATCATTAAGAAAATATACTTATTCGGTGAAGAACATACTAAATACAACCACAAAAAATCATACGATACTATTCACATCTCTACTCTTATCAAAAAAATTATTCGAAATACCGATCAGTGTATAGATATATTTGTAGAGGATATTGTTTATCAAAAAGATTATAATATCAAAAATTATAGAGGTGGAGGCAAATCAATTGCTACATTTTCAGACCCCATTTCTTCAATTCGCAACATATTTTCCAAATGTTCAAAACATTCACTGAACAAAAATAAATGTAATTATGATAATATTAGATATCATAATTGGGATCTTAGAATGGTATTAGCTACATCTAATATTAAAGGTAAATGGAGAACAAACCCTCTTGATGCACTTTTATTAATAGATAAATATCTGAATACTTTGAAATCTAGATATTCTATCGAAGTGATTATAAAATATATACTAGGCTTTGAAACTAAGTATACAAAGGAGATAAATGAATATGTTGAAAATAGCATTTCAGAAGCTAGAATTAATAATAAAAATTTTCGTAAGAATGCTTCTTTAAATAAAAATATTATTCATTATATTCAAAATATTATTCAAAAATCATATCATAAAATGATAAGAAAAAATAAATTTCCTAAAAATTTCTTAAATACATTCATTCAAAGTTACAAAAAACAACATGATTATGATTTTACAATTGTATTCACCGATTATTATTTATTATCTAGATTATTTACAGAGTTTGATAAAAGTACCAAGAAAGTAAAACGAACACCTAGATTATGTAAAGTTACAGGTAAGAATAACTTTTTAAGATCTAAAAATATAATAATTTATGGTGGTTCTTCTCATATATTTAACATAAAGACATTCTTAGAATTGATGTTTTCTGTTAAACCTATATGGTTTACAGAAAAAGAAATACTAAATAAAAAAATAAACATAAAACACATTAAATCTATCAATAATTATAAATTTGAAGAAATTTCACAACTACTTCATGAATTTTCCGGATAAAATAAATCTAAACTATACCATTCATAAATATTATCATTTTTTGTCTTTAATATAGGATAAATTGATGATTTTGATATTTTACTCTTTTCTTTAATCAACATTGCGACTAAAAATGCAGAGATACTCTTCCCATCATAGCAGCAAATTAATATATTCTTATCTTCTAGATTTTTAAAGATAAAATCTATTATTTTATCTTTATTTTCACGCATCAACATTATACTATTATCATTTTCGGATTTAGGGGGGAATGGTAATCTTACTTTCTGAATACCATGTATATTTGGAAAATCAAACAATTGTGTACAATTGATGATTATATTTATTTCATTATCTTTCATAAACCCATTTGAATTTAATAATTCAACATCTCCTATCCATACACCAGATAATAATTCACAATAGAACATTATTAAATTAATACAAACTTATTCTATAAAATTAAACTTATCTCAGTTTTTTCCAAAACGGAGTTCCATTCTTTCGTAAACGCAACACATAATCAGAATTTTTACCGATTCCGGTTCCATAATTCACTTTTGTTCCTATCGGTTTCCTTAGAATGTTGTAATAATAAGAAGCACTTGGGCGTCTAGCTTTTGAGTTCTTACGATGTCCAGCTTTCTTAGTCATTTTGAGACTGTAGCCCTTTTTCTTCTTGAAAGACTGATGTCTCTTGTAATGTTTCATAGTGTATTTTCTATTTCTTGATAATCTAGGATTGATTGCTCTCCCTCGATTCACTTTTTGAGTTCTTCTCTTAGTTCTTCTCTTTTTCTTTTTACCGCCCCCCTCGTACCATCTCTGTAAAGCGAGTTCAACATTTCCGTCGTAAGTCTTTAAAAGGGCGACTGCCGCTTCAGTACTGAGCGTGGGCAAAACGGTTCGTATTTGTCTAACTTTTTCATCGACAGGAGGAGCCATGCGGACAGGAGAAGCCATGAGGACAGGAGGAGCCATGCGGACAGGAGGAGCTGTTTCATCGAGAGCAGCCATCGTACCGTCTATTTGGGTCTTTAAATCCCCCAGTTCCCATTCAGGTATTCCTTCTCTTATTAATGAATCATAGGTGGCTTGTAGGTCTTCGAGCTGTTTTGTTAAGTCGGGGGGACCCTCTGTAGCAGAAATTTGTCTTTCCCGGCGTTTCAAATCCTTGAGTTCCTGATCCAGTTTCTCCACGGAGGCTTCCAAATCCCTATAATTGCTTCCTTCTTCTTGCAGCATGGCGATAGTTGCCTTTTCAGATGCAATGCTCCTCGCCACCCTCTTAATTTTTTTGCGCAATTCAGTCAATTCTACACTACCATCAGTGTGAGGGCGCGGTGGAGCCATTGCAGCACCACCAGCACCAGCACCAGCACCAGCACCAGCAGCAGCAATGCGATCGGCTTCTACAGCGGCATGCGCAGGGCTCGCGCGCTTATATTCTTCTCTCAGTTCTTCCGCCCTACGCACCAAAGCAGCCGGTGGTTGCCTCTCTTCTCCCCAATATCCCGCCACTTCCCCGTCTATTTCCTCAAGTTCAGCCTTCAAACTTTGAGGATCTCTTCCAGAGGGAGCCATTGCAGCACCAGCACCACCAGCAGCACCACCAGCAGCACCACCAGCAGCAGCAGCAGCAACATCCGCTTTTAACGATTCAGTGCTAATTTTTAAGCCATTCTTAAAACCATTATACATACCCCTACGCCCACGATTTTCTTCTAATAACATATTTTCTATTTCATGTATCAATCCCTCCAGAATACTTATCCTTCCATCTATTTTATAATTTACCTTATCGGTTGAACTGAGTCCACGAGTCATACCTTTGATATCTGCTATTTCTCGTTTGTAGTATTCTATAATAGATCGTGCTTTTGCTTCTCCAAATCCATCTGAATTATCAATATCCATTCTTATATAATATTCATAGAAAAAAAATTATCTATATATGTAAAATAAACGACTTTCATTATTTACATTTTCTAAGAATTGTATGAATTTATTCAATAATTGTTTATAGATATCTAAATGTTCATTTTCAACTAGATAATCCATAATGATTTCTTCTGTTTCTCTAAAATCCATTCTATATTATATTTGAATAATTTTAAATAGAAAGACAAAAATGAATAAATTTGATTTAAACTTTAAATTGTATTTTATATTTAAATGGATTTCGACGCGTATTTTGATGAACTTGATGTTGTGTCAAATACAAAAAAAGATATAACTGCGAAAAAATGTTGTGATATAATTGATAATCATATGATAGATGAAGGATTGATAACATGTAGTATTTGTGGGAATACTATCAACAATATAGTTGATTCACCTGAATGGAAAAACTATGAAAATGGAAAGAATGGGACTCGTTGTGGAATGCCAGTTAATACTCTATTACCAAAATCTTCACTTGGAACAATTATATCTAATAAAAATGGAAATAATTATAGGATTAATATGTATCAAAAATGGAATTCAATGCCATATAAAGAAAGAAGTCTTTACAAAATATTTAATGCAATAGATGATGTATGTAACTCAAACTCATTACCGACTATCATAGCCACAACTTCGAAATCATTATATAAAACTATCTCTGAAACTAAAATATCAAGAGGGAAAAATAGACAAGGGATAATCGCAGCTTGTGTGTATAATGCGTGTAAAGAATGCAATGTTCCTCGCTCAAATAAAGAAATATCATCCTTCTTTGAAATTGATCCTAAAATAATGACAAAAGGTTGTAAAAATTTTACTGAAATATTTAGAATGAGCAATCAAAGAGATAAAAGAATACAATCACAAAAAAATATAACAATCTGTGATTTTATTGATAGATTTTGCAGTAAATTGAATCTTAGTGATTTAGATACTAATCACATTATGAAATTATCAGAAATATGTAATAAAGATTCAATTATTAATGAAAATACACCACCATCAATGGCTTCAGGATGTATATTACTATATATTAAACTAATTGATAGTAATATATCAAAAAAAGAAATTTCAGAGATATGTAGAATATCAGAAGTAACTATTAATAAATGTTATAAGAAAATAAAAGAATTAGATTCCATACAAGAGTATATTAAAATACATAAACTTTCGCCATAAAATAAATTAATGAAATAATAAGACCCTTAATAAAATAAACAATCATACTTTGTGTTCCATCTTCATTCAAAAATCCACCATATAAACTAAATACATTGTTGATTTGATCAATATTGAAAAAAATCGATAAAAAGATAAGCATAATCATACTCTTGTATTCATCCTTGAAATATTCAGATATATCTGTCGATTTTTTTTCATTCAGATTCTTTTTCAATATTTCAGATTCATTATTCATCTGATTCTGTTGTTGCATCAAATTTCTTTGAGCCATCTGTTGCTGCATTTGCTGCTGCTGCATCTGTTGCTGCATCTGCTGCTGTTGCATTTGTTGTTGCATCTGCTGCTGTTGCATCTGTTGCATCTGTTGTTGATTTAATTGAGGATTCTGTGAATTCCCTTGTTTGCTTGGAGGAGGGGGATTTCTAGATCCACCTGAATTAATATCATTTAGAATAGAATCAACTAATCTTGCATCTTCATCATTAATTGAATTTCCTAAATTTTGAATAGAAGTTTCACTTGCCATATAATCTATTTTATAATTTAATGAATTAATTTAAACGCTAATAATTAATAAATCATCGCAATAATTGAAAATAGTATTAATAATAAGTATTCCGATAAATATCGAAAATAATTGTTTTAGTAATTGATTCATTTATGTATTATAATATATTCTTTTCTAATATTATATTTTCTTCTCTCTGAATATATTTGTAAAATATCATGAAATTAATCGTGAAAAATAATACATCAAAATCTATAAAATCTTCTAACTTCATCTTTATAATATACTATATTTTTAAAAAATCCGGTGAAACTGGTATCGGTTGATCAAATACTGAATATCTTGTCATATCCAAAATCTCATCCTTAGTGTATCCAGGTAATTGAAGCATTTTTTTTTGAGATATAGTCCATAGATATTGTTCTGCTGAAAGTAAGGGACAATTATTCTTATCTTCTTCAATTTTTATATCTTCATAGTTAGTATATGTATCTATCTCAGGTATTTTAAGAATTAAGATAGCGAATAAAACCAAAATCAATTGATGCATATCTTAAATTATCTTATAAATTAATTTATAATTATAAGATATAATGGATAAAGATAAACAAGAATATCATAAATATTTCGAAAAATTCTACAAAGATTATTTTCTCTTTCAAAGCAATAAAAAGAAATATATTCATTGTGAAGGATGTGAATCTAAAAAAAAATTTTTAATTTCAGAAAATACACTAGTTTATTCTTGTGGGGGAAATACGAATAAATGCTCCCATGAATATACAATACATCTTCCCGAATATTCTAATATTCATCAAGAATTAGAATCTATTAATAGAAAGTTAAATGGTTGTGATGAATATAAAAATAATGATATCTCGCAATTTAATTTAGATAAATTGAGTAAATTTATAAATATTGATAAAGAATTAAATCAAAGGAAAAAAAATAATAGTGAGTTGGAGAAACATAAACAAAATTTGATTCAAAGTTATAGTGATATTAATAATTTTAAAGAAAGAAAAGAATTATTACTAAGATTCATTGACTTGCAACATAAAAATATCTCCGAAAAAAGAAAACTAATGTCAGAATTAATGAATAGCGAATTAAGTGAAGAAAAGAAATCTAGGAAAAGAATTGAATATGCTCAAATTGTAAAAGATGATTCAGAAATAAAATCGATTATTAATGAACTTGATAAAGATACAAATACTACAATTACATCAAAAAAATCAGATATATCTGTAAAACATAATCATAATGAAAAGTCTGTCCCTAAACCAACTGAGTCCAAACCTATTCAAGAAATCATTCAGAAAAAATACTCATATTCTGAACAAGTTGATATAATTAAGGAATTTTTCAAGATTGTAGATCCCGATAGAGATGCTATTCAATTTGTGAATGATAGAAGAATGAAAGGTCATCCGATTGGCAAAAGAATACCTACAAAACCATGGTTAGCAATTTGTAGAAATCTTCATGAAATTTATCATATAGATCCTCTAAATATAAAGAATATAACTCAAGAACAGATAAAAGAAGCAAAAAAATATACATATACAGATCAGGTTGATATTCTTAAGAAATTTTATCAAAAAGTTGATCCCGATAAAGATGATATTGTCAGTATTGTTGATCGGCGAAGACCAAGTGATACACCAATTGGCACTAGAATTCCAATTCAACCTTGGCTCGAATTGTGTATGAAATTGAAAGATAAATATAATCTTGATCCGCTTAATATGAATACTACATCTTTGCCCGAAAAAGAAGAATCTCAAAAAAAAGAACAATCTCAAAAAAAAGAACAATCTCAAAAAAAAGAACAATCTCAAAAAAAAGAAGAATCTAGTAAACTATTCAACCCTGATATTGTATTACAATTTTACTCAAAATCCAGAGATCTCAAACCAGGCAAAGGTTCGGGAGAAAAAATACCCAAAGAAAGTATCCCAGAATATGAAGAGCTATCTAAAATAAAAGATTGGAGAAAAATGTTATCTAATTTCTATAAAAGTGAATTTACATTAGATAATAAAAAATGGTTAAGTGTAGAACATTACTATCAAGGTTCCAAATTTAAAAAGAATAATCCTGAATTTTATGAAAAATTTTCATTAGATTCTGGTTCAGATATAAGTAAAGATCCAAATATGGCTAAATCTGCCGGTGGCAAATCTGGAAAATCGAAGGGTGTATTATTGCGACCTAAAAATATCATCATTGATGATGATTTCTTTAAAAGTCGAAGCAGCAAAGAAATGAAACTAGCCCAACAAGCTAAATATGATCAGAATGATAAATTAAAAAAAATGCTTCTTCTGACAAATGATGCTAAATTAACTCATTTTAGTAGAGGAAGTCCACCCATAACTTTCACTGAAACAATGGAAATTAGAAAAAGCTACAAAAAAAACTAAATCTAAGTGTGAATGCAATTGTATTTGAGAAGTAGTTAATGAGTATTTTTTATTGTTTGGCACAGATAGGACACGCCCCTAATGTATCGCCAGCGCGCGCTCGACAACATGGACAACTCTGCCCGCACCACTGCCACCCTAGCTCTGAATAGTGATTCTTCGCCGTCCATCCCACCGGATGGCAGATAGGCGTTTCATCAACACTATTTTGCGCTTTCTCTAGTCGTTCTTTTGCCGTCATTCCCCACCTCGTTTTATTTTTCTTCAAATTTTTCTGCTCCTTGTTGTCGAATGTAATCAAGAGACGGCGCATGTCTCTCTGAATTTCAGCTAATCCATCAACCTTCACCTCTCTTGAAGTTCCCCCCCCATTTTTGCGAGTGTTGTATGGATGGTTCGGATAGAGGTTGTCGTCGAGTGTTCCACCCTTCTTCGAGCCGCGCATGTCGGCTTTGAGACTGGCGATGCGCCGTTGGAACGATGGATCTTCGTATGGGTTGTATTCTTCAGATGTGCGAGGAGACGCGTGGTCATCGACCGGATACCTAACACCATTCAAGGTCTGCCACTTTCCAGGCATGCTTCGCAGCGAGTTGAGAGATACAGTGTCTGAAGATATGAATTCCAGTTGTAAGCAATTTGTATATGTAATAATCTTTATCTTATGATAAATCAAATTTATCATTCAAAAAATTTTTTTTTATAGATCTAATGCCCGCTTTTCATATATCTAAGTTTCTTAATTTTATGCATAATCTTTATATCTAGATTATATTTTCTTATTATTAAATGTATTCCATAGATAATTATGAAACCTAACACTATACTCAATAGAACTATAAATACTATATGTATTGTATATAAATCTGAACTATCTTTAGGAGTATCTTTAGATTCTTCTTTTTCTTCTTTATCAGATATATCTACATCTAGATTACGAGATTTTACCATTTTTTTCAATGAATCATCAGTTATCCATTGATAAGGATTTCCTACTCTAGAAGAATCAGTTGTTGGATTGCTATAATATTTGAAATTATCATGTGTTAATTCAACTGGAACACCAATTGTTTCATTTTTTGTATCTCTTCCTTCATATATCCATCCTAAAGGATATTTATCTTTTGTAGATTTATTTGGTTTACAATATCCTCCTCCACTCGTCGCAACACAATCAGAACTTCTACCCCCCAAAGGATTTAATGTAAAATCTTCTGTTGGTGCCTTTTCACCACAACAAAATTTTCGTGTATCTTTATTATATTTTTGATAACAATTCCGAATATCATCTGGGGGAGCTATGTTATTATATGAATCTAATGTTTCCTCTTTACTGGTCATTCCACCACATATATTATCCCAAGTCATATATTATATTATTTATAATTATTTGAAAAGTTTGGTATTTTTGATAATCGTCAACTCAAATTCTAGTGAATGATCACTATTTGAACTATCATACAGATTATTTGTTCCCGTATCGTATAATTTTATTGTCATTGAACTTAGCTTGATTGGATAAAAATAATTTTGAGTTTGAGATTCATGTTCGGGTGAACGATAATAATTAATTGCTCCTGGCCCAGTTGTCAATGGTATTCTAGCTATTATATTCATTCCATGACTATTTAATTTACATGCTATTGCCGGTATTTCATCTACTACTACATCTATAAAATGTAAATTCTGATCAACAACATGCGGCATTTCTATTGTATTATTCGGATAATTTTCCGTATCATCTATATTTAAAGCACCAATTAATCTGTAAGCTAAATTATTACTAGTTTTCCACAAAAAATAAAATGGATGTGAAGTATTACTGATTGTATATTTAAATGTTGTTTTACTTGGAGTTACAACAAATCCACTTCGATCATCGGAATTTAGAGAATTTTGAATTAATTTCCCCAATTGCTCAAATGTATATGAACCACCCGTTCCTAGAGAAACTAAATCTGTCTTATTTCCATACTTGATATAAAAACTGTTATTATTACTAGTCACTTGATACGGCGAATGTGGCATTGTTGCATTCACTAATCTTATTCCGATAACATTTTTGAAAGAATCCGGGAAATCTTGGTGATCAAAATTTATCTTATAATCAGATGTATTATGTTCTGATTCAATATTTCTTAAACTGAAAGAATCTATTAATATATTTTTCTTTTCTATATCTTTGGTGAAAATTTCATCTTGAAAACTCTTAAATGATTTCGATTTAACTTTATTTGCATTAAATTCCATTAATGATAATGTTAAATTCTGAAGTTCGTTTTCAAATAATTTCATGAACTTTTTAAATTCATCAGAAGAAATTGTAGATTCTTTTTTTGAACTTTTTGGAATCGAAACTTTCTCACTATTATCAGATGAAAATGAACTATAAATTCCATACAATAATAATATTAATATACTCCCACCAATTGGATATTTATATTCATTGATTTGGTCCATTTATGTTTATTAAATATATATTTTATCCATATTATTAAACATAATGCCAAATTCTTTATTTCAATCATTGTCCGAAGTAACAACTTATGTCAATCAGATAAATACAAAATCTTCTTGTCGTTTAGCAACTACAGCCGAACTTTCCAATTTAGATCAAACTATAACAAGTATCGATCGAATTAGTTTAAATGATGGAGATAGAATACTTGTTAAAAATCAATCAACTTTGTCAACCAACGGTATATATATTTATTCTAGCTCTTCTGCTTGGTCTAGAGCAGACGACTTTAATGAAGGAACAGCTGTTGCTAGTTCCTATACATTCATTGAAGAAGGTCATGATAATAAAGATAAATTATTCCTTCTGAAAACAGATAATGATATAACTATCGATGGAGATTCTCCATCAGATATAGTATTCGAGGAATATTCAAGTGGTGGCAACGGTGAATTGATATCAGTTGATAAGGGTGGAACTGGTCAAACTTCTTACACCGATGGTCAGCTGTTAATCGGAAATACTGTAGGAAATACTCTTTCAAAAGCAACTTTGACCGAAGGTTCAAATATATCAATTACCAATGGCAATGGAAGTATTACAATTAATACAACGCATTCTAATGCAACTACAAGTTCTGATGGTCTCATGAGTTCTAATGATAAAACTAAACTAGATACAATTTCTTCTGGAGCCGAAGTGAATGTTCAAAGCAACTGGAGTGAAACTGATAATTCTAGCGACACTTTCATTCAAAATAAACCATACATTGCTACTGGCAACCAAATCATTGATTGGACGAGTGATAATGCAGGAACAATCCATTCAACCAATATTCCAACTCTAAATCAAGATACAAATGGTTCAGCCGCTAGTCTTTCAGCGACTCTGGGTGTCTCTAGTGGTGGAACTGGTCAAACTTCTTACACAGATGGTCAACTGTTAATCGGAAATACTGTAGGAAATACTCTTTCAAAAGCAACTTTAACCGGAGGTTCAAATATAGCAATCACCAATGGAAATGGAAGTATCACTATTTCTTCAACAGACACCAATACAACTTATACAGCTGGCAATGGCTTAGATTTGAGTGGCACCGAGTTCACTTTAAATAGCGATGGGACTACTCTTTCAAATAATGTTGGCTCTGGACAATCCGGAGTATTGAAAGTTCCGAATGCTTTGATTGCCGGTTCAAATATTTCATTCAGTTCTGGAACAACTTATGATGGCTCAGCTGAAATTACAATCACATCCACAGATACAAATACCACTTATTCTAATGCAACTACAAGTTCTGATGGTCTCATGAGTTCTAATGATAAAACTAAACTAGATACAATTTCTTCTGGTGCCGAAGTGAATGTTCAAAGCAACTGGAATGAAACTGATAATTCTAGTGATACTTTCATTCAAAATAAACCATACATTGCTACTGGCAACCAAATCATTGATTGGACAAGTACAAATGCAGGAACGATTCATTCAACTAATATTCCAACTCTGAATCAAAATACAACTGGTTCGGCTGCTAGTCTTTCAGCGACTCTAGGCGTTTCAAGTGGTGGAACTGGTGCAACAAATGCAACCAATGCTAGAAATGAATTAGGATTAGCAATAGGCTCTGATATCCAATCACATAGTGTAAATCTCGATGCTTTATCTGGTCTAAATTCGGCTTTAAATAAAATCCCTATATTTAGTGGTTCGGGGACGGCTACATTGATTGATTTTAAAGATGAAGATAATTTTGATTCTGATAGTTCAACGGCTGTCGCAAGTCAACAAAGTATAAAAGCATATGTTGATAGTGTTGCCCAAGGCTTACATATTAAAGGAGCATGTAGAGTGGCAACAACTGCAAATCTTACATCATTATCTGGATTGCAAACAATTGATGGAGTTTCACTTGCTGCAACAAATAGAGTCCTTGTTAAAAATCAAAGTAATGGTGTGCAAAATGGAATATATATTTGTAGTTCAGATAACTGGACTCGATCTGAAGATATGCCTGCAGGCAAAAATGCTAGTGGAGATTTTGCATTTATAACTGAAGGTAATATCAATGGAGATCATGGCTTTGTTTGTACATCTGATAGTAATTCTGATGTAGTTGGAACGAACATTTTATCCTTTACACAATTTTCAGGAGCCGGCCAAATCACAGCCGGTGATGGTATTGTTAAAAATGGAAATACTTTATCAATTGATATTAATGAATATAGTAGTATCCCCCCAACAAATGGTGATAAATTTTTGACATTAGATTCAGATACTTCAACCGAACAATTAACCAATATTTCTGATTTAGCTACTTTATTCTCCGGAGATGGATTAACTGCAACAAATTCTGTATTAAATATTATCGGGGGAAATGGTATTACATCAAATACAAATGATATAGAAATAACTCCAGAACAAACCACTATTACATCTGTGAAAAATTCTTCTTTAGAAATAGGTAGAGATGATGATAATACTATCGATTTTGGAACCGATAATACAATTATCATAAAAACGAATGGTTCTGAAAAAATTAGAATTGACAATAATGGTAATATGGGAATCGGTATTAATAACCCAGGTAGTTATGATGATGATGGGAATTCATTAGTTGTTGGAACAAATGGAAATGCTAATAATCATGCCGGAATGTCCATTATTGCTGGACCAACATCTGCAAGTAATTTATACTTTGGAGATGGAACTAGTTCCAGTACATTTAGTGGATATTTGAGCTACTGGCACTCAAGTAATCGTTTTCTGATTGGAACAAATGGAATTAAAAATTTCGCACTGCAAAATTCTATAAAATTGAGAGAATCAGCAAATGCTGATGACGATGAAACTGCATTCGGTCAAATATGGGTCAAAAATACTACACCCAATGAACTATATTTTACTACAGATGCTGGAGATGATATACGAATTACTAATGGAACATCCTTAGCAAATGCTTCAACAGCATCTGCATTACAATCTTCAGTTACTATTAATGGAATACCATTTGATGGTTCTTCTAATATAACTGTCCCTGCAGCCGGTTCAACTTTAACAGATACAGTAACTGTTTCTAAAGGCGGGACTGGTCAAACTTCTTACACAGATGGTCAACTATTGATCGGGAACAGTACTGGAAATACTCTTTCAAAAGCAACTTTGACCGCGGGTTCAAATATTACAATTTCCAATGGAAATGGAAGTATCACTATTTCAGCCACTGATACTAATACCACCTATACAAATGCAACTTCAAGTTCCGATGGTCTTATGAGTTCTACTGACAAAATTAAACTAAATGCAATTGAAACTGGAGCAACTGCTGATCAAACTGCCTCTGAAATTCGAACGCTTGTCGAAAGTGCTTCTGATTCCAATGTTTTTACCGATGCAGATCATTCAAAACTAAATGGAATCGCTAGCGGCGCTGAAGTAAATGTTCAAAGCAACTGGGGTGAAACTGATAATTCGAGTGATGCTTTCATTCAAAATAAACCATACATTGCTACTGGCAATCAAATCATTGATTGGACGATTGATAATGCAGGATCAATTCATTCAACCAATATTCCAACTCTGAATCAAAATACATCTGGTTCAGCCGCTAGTCTTTCATCAACGCTGAGCGTTTCTAGTGGTGGCACCGGTCAAACTTCTTACACAGATGGTCAACTATTGATCGGGAACAGTACTGGAAATACTCTTTCAAAGACAACTTTGACCGCGGGTTCAAATATAGCAATCACCAATGGAAATGGAAGTATTACAATCGCATCCACTGACACCAATACAACTTACAGTGCTGGCAATGGCTTAGATTTGAGTGGCACCGAGTTCACTTTAAATAGCGATGGGACTACTCTTTCAAATAATGTTGGCTCTGGACAATCTGGAGTGTTGAAAGTTCCGAATGCTTTGACCGCTGGTTCAAATATTTCATTCAGTTCTGGAACAACTTATGATGGCTCAGCTGCAATTACAATCGCATCCACTGACACCAATACAACTTACAGTGCTGGCAATGGCTTAGATTTGAGTGGCACAGAATTTTCTGTTGGAGCAAGTAATGGATTATCTAGAAATACAACTGGTTTAGAAGTTAGTTCATCTCAAACAGTTATATCCTCAATATTAAATAATGATTTAGTAGTAGGAAGAGATGCAGATAATCAGCTAAAGTTTAGTACAGACAATAAAATGATATTTAGAGTTAATGGTAGTGATAATGTTGTAATTGATAACGCAGCAATGAATTTTGGGGGAGGATATATCAGCAATGGTGTAACAATATATAAAACAGTAGGTACTATTTCACTTAGAAATTCTATAAGATTTTATGAAACAAATGGAAGTGGATATGATGGATATGTAACATTAAAAGCACCCGATTCTTGGACTCAAAGTAGTCATGGAATACCTGAATATACATTAACACTACCACTTGCCATTGATACTTTAGTTGGAAAAGCTACTACAGATACATTAACAAATAAAACACTAACATCTCCAACATTAACAACTCCAGTTTTAGGTACACCATCTAGTGGTAATCTAGCAAATTGTACATTTCCTACACTAAATCAAGATACAACTGGTAGTGCGGGTAGTGTTGCAAATTCATTGACAGCGGGTACAAATATATCATTTAGTTCAGGGACAACCTATGATGGATCATCTGCGATTACAATCTCGGCTTCAGATACAACTTACACAGCAGGTAATGGCTTGGATTTGAATGGCACAGAATTTTCCGTTGGTGCAAGTAATGGAATATTGAGAAATTCTACAGGTGTCGAAATAAATCCCGTACAAACAGATATATATTCAATATTAAATGCTAGTCTTGCAGTAGGAAGCGGTAATGATAATAATATAGATTTCTCAACAGACAATAAGATAGTTTACAGAGTCAACGGAGTAAATGAATATCAGATGGTCCAGAATTCATTCTCTCCCGTAACAAATGATGGAGCTGCTTTGGGTACTAGTAGTTTAATGTGGTCAGATATATATTTGGCAGCTGGTGCTAAAATACAGTATGGAAATAGTTCTGGTGAAGTCACAATTACTCATAGTTCGAATACTATAGATATTTCTTCCGGTTATTCTACCGAAGTATGTAATTTAACTGTTGATGGAGATATTACTGCCTTTTCAACATCAGATGAGAGATTAAAAGATAATATAAAACCTATAGAAAATTCTCTAGATAAACTACAAAAGTTAGGTGGTTATGAATTTGAATGGAATAAATTAGGAGAAAAATACACCAAGAATAAAGGTAAAGATGTAGGGATAATTGCACAAGAAGTGGAAGAAATTTTACCCGAAGCAACTACTACGAGAAAAGATAATTATAAAGCAGTTCAATATGATAAAATTATACCTTTATTAATTGAATCGATAAAAGAACAACAAAAAATTATCGAAAATTTACAAGGGCAAGTGAATGAATTAAAAAATATGATACTATAATATGGCAAATATAGGTTCATCCAATATTAGTTTCAGTGGTTTAAAGTCTTCTTATGTCTCTGGAGGTGGGACGAATGCAAATCAAAATAGTAAGTTAAGAGATAATCAAAATAATACAGCGATTAGTTTATCTTTTTTTAGAAATGCTGGTTTCACAGATAATGCAAATGTTCCGGCGAATGGTGAAATATCAATAAATAATATTAAGGGGAAAACATTTGGATCTGGAACACCGGAATTATTTAGTTCTTTCTTAGAGATATCAAATCGTGTCATTGACGATTCAACCGCTGCTGATTATACCGGTAATTACGATGTATCTGAAACGGAAGTCCCTTCTGGTGGTTATCATCACATATATATTGGATTTAAAGCAACATCTTCTACATATTATTTTTCTGATATATGTATTGCCGGAGTTCAGATAGTAGATAAAGATAATAATAATAAACAAATATGGATATTTAATTCAGGGACAACAACAGATCATGTGTGGAAAACCAGAGTGGGTACAGTAGGTACGAAATCAACAACCGGTTTCCCTATTACACCCAGTACTGCGAGTTCATATGGAAATAGCAATTATGTTACTTTTAGTTTGGCAGCTGCATACGATAGAGCGAGTATTGCTACAGGGACAACTAGTTCTAATACTGGAGCAGCAGATGGGATATCGGGTTCTACGACAAGTCTGACAGTTGGTGATGGGACTATGTCACAATTATCTGGAACATATTATGTTTTTAGGGAAACAAGTGGAACGGCAACAACTGTGCCGAATACTGGTGTTGTTATGAGAAGTCCAGAAATAGAATTAAAACAAGGAGATAAAATAAGAGTAGCTCATTTAGTTGTAAGTCATCCAACTTATCCACAAGATGAAAATGATTGTCTTTATTTGGGAGTTTATCCGATTGATTTAACCAGTAAGTTTGTTGAAATATCGAATAGATTTATTATTGATACAACAAATGCAGATTATACTGGTAATTATGATGTTTCTGAAACACAGGTACATGTTTCCGGAAATCATAATATTTATATAGGTGTTAAAGTCACATCAACAACGACATATTATAATGATGTTGCAATAGCAGGTGTTCAGATTGTAAATAAAGATAATCAGGTTCAAAAAACTTGGATATTTAATTCTGTTCCTTCTACGAGTTCAACAGATCAATGGCAAACATATAATGATGATATTACTGGTTCTTCTACACAGGGTTTCCCAGCAACACCGGGAACAGTATCTGCTTATAGTTATTCTAATATGGTTAATTCGGGTTCTTCAACATTATTATTCCGTTATGCAACATCAACTAGTTCTGTGAATACAGGGGCAAATGATGGTATTGCAACAACGACAAGTGCTTTTCCATTGGGAGATTCGACTATTTCTCAATCTTCTAATACTTTATATGTATATCGAGAAACAAGTGGTTCAGAATTATGGTCCGGTACAGTAATGCGAAGTCCTGTTTATAATTTTACTTCCGGTGATAAGATAAGAGTCGCACATTTAGTTGTTGGTAATTCTAGTTCTCAGATGGATCCGATGGATACATTATATTTAGGTGTTTATTAAGAAATAGAATTACCAACAACATATAATGTTACTTTTAATTATACAGGAGGTGATTTAGCAACAGTATCTATAACTGTAAATGGTAATACAAGTGGAATAGTTACAAGGGGGTAATAGTCTAAACTTACAATATACATCTACAACAAATACACACAATCTATTAGTTTAAGTGGTGGAAATGCGATCGATTCATATAGTATTTTTTCAGGTAGTTTAGGAAATAAATCGTCTATAACACACTAGGGAACAAGTATGGTTATAAACTTTACAGTTACAGATTAATATATATATTAATATAAATGAGTTGTCCAAATTGTAATCAAAATCTTTTAAACGGTGTATTTCATTGTGATACAAATGATTATCGTATAATAGATAATATAAATGACAGAAACTTAATATTTATCATTGAAACACATGAAATAGAAGATAATGAAGAAATAGGTATCAATGATAATGTCCAATATTGTAATCATCAAGATTGCAGATATTATTTATTCCCCGAAAATACGGAATAATTTAATTTTTATTCAAAATTGATATTTCAAATTCAAAATAATTATCATTATTCTGACAAATATATAATTTATTATCAATATCAGATTCCAACCTTAAAGTTAAACTTGATAGATTGATTGGGAAAAAATAATTTGTATCACTTCTTTCAGGTTCATAATATACCATTTCTCCTGGACCAGCATTCAGTGGAATTCTTGAGATTAATTTTTTTCCATTGTAATTATGAATACAGCTGGTATAGGGAATTTCATCTATCAATAAATCAACATAATTTTGAGTTTGTTGGACAACATTTGGTAGAATGTAATCTGTATTCGCCGCTTTATATTCTGTATCATTCATATTTAAGGCACCAAATAATCTCCAAGCTGAACTATTAGTTATACCCCAATCAAACTTGAAATTATAAGTATCATTTCTGATTGTGTATTTACTAGTTTTTGTATTCCCTGTAACATTCCACCCATTTATGTTCGCATTTGTCCCTTCATTATCTACCAAATTATTCAGTTTATTTTTAAATTCTGTAGCCAGTTCTAAAAATTTATAATTTCCTTCATCTAATGTAACAGTTTTTATCGCGACTACAATTGATGGAACTGCTCTTTGAACATATACTTTTATCGTATTATTATCTGAATTTACATTATAGATTGAATTTCTGATTTGTGCTGAAATTAACTGAAAACCAATCACATTTCGATAATTTTGAAATCCTCCATTTTTGTTTTTCGATTCATGCTCTGTAAACTCTATTTTATAACTTGAAGTATTGTGTCCATTCGAATGATCTAAATTATTTGTGTCTACTATAATTCTTTTCTTAATAATCTCAGGTGAAAATAATTTATTTCTTACATTTACATAATCTGTCAAACGAGTTTGATCAATCGATAATTGATTCTCTTTTATTTCATTCGCTTTATAAAAAATACCAATATTTTTTGAATGAATATCTATTTCTTCTTCTGAAGATGAAGATTCAGTTTCGTACTCTGTATCAATAAATTCATGATTATAATATCCTTCGTTCATTTAAACTATAGTATAAATAAACTTATAATTAATAACGAAAAGATAAATAATATTTATTTAATTCTTTTTTTATCGATAGAATATTCCGCGTTTCAATATTATATTTTTTGAATTTATATTTATCACCATTAATATCTTTTATTTCATAAAGGAATAGATTACGATAATCATCATAATATAATTGACTCTTTTTATAGTCTAAAAATTTATTTCTGTAGGTTATCCAATATTCTTGCGATTCGTTGAAAATTATTTGCTTTTCAAAATGTAGTATTTTGTGAACTAAATCATTGGGTAAAAATATTTCAAAAAGATGAATAATTTCATCACTTCGATTCATTTTTATTTATTCGTCTTTTATATTTAAATTATTTCTATATTTTGTAATTATTTGAAATTTCAGAACAAATTACACCACACGAAGCTCCTAGAATATGCCATAATGCATGAAAATTATCCCATTTTTCAAAATATTGAAGTCCAAATTTCCAATAAATCAAAGGTATTATAATTATACTATAATTAATTACTTTTATATAACCAGATATTTGCTGTAAAAATGTATAATTCATAATTGAGACCAAAACAATAAAAATATCATTAACAACATCCATATAGTAAAAAAAATTATTCTTCTCACCATCTTCATATGGTAACAATGCATCTGATGCTGGACTTAAACCTAGAGCATTTGCAAAAAGTAATGCATTAAAGTAATATCCATTTCTCCACAAAGAAAAACTTGGGAAAATAAATAATGAAGAACTAGCAACTAATTTATAATTTAAATATCTTTTTGGATCTATTAACTTTGGATACAATATATTCATAATAATTAGAGTACATCCATAAACTATCGGAAAATAATGATAATTGTATAATTGAAATACATATAAAAAATAATATAATAACAATTGATAATAACACATTACTACAATAGGAACAAATTGCATATTTAAATTTTTATATATTTAAATTAACTGATTTTAAATCTATTAATCACTTAAAAATACTACTAATTATATATATAAATGAATAGTATTTTGAAACTAATTATGGAAAACTCTAAGAATAAAGTTTATCATAATAATACATATTATAGTAAAATAAGATTGCCATTTAAGAAAAATGAAAAGTATTTAATGTTATGGCAACCGAATCACCAAACTTCAATTCATGGTCATAATGATAAAAATTGCGTATTTATGAAAGTTCGTGGAAATTTCAGCGAATCTATCTATCAAGAAAATAAATTAATAGATAATAAATATTATGATTTATTTCTACATATGGGTGAAATAAACGATAATGTAGGAAAACATAGTTTGAAAAATCTATCAGATGAAATCAGTGTTAGTTTACATGTTTATTATTAATTGAATTTTGCTCCATATACAACTTGAGCTCTTTTTTGATTATCTATGGAATTTGTAGATGAGGGTGCTTGATATCTTGGTCTACACGCCCATCCCGAATATGGAAATGTTGTTCCTTTGGAACGATCAATACTCCGATATTTTTCTTCAGAATGAGAATTAATATTATTATTCGTAGATGTATCATAAGACCACATTTTCAATGATTCTTTATCATCACCTCCTACGATATTACGGTCTCCTGGAACTGATGTATATTCGATAGAACCAGGTACTCTTGAATATCCAGAACCTCTATCATCTGCTAATGTATCACTTTGTGCATCTTCTCCACCTGTCCAAGGTTCCGGATCAGTATCAATTATTCCACCTCTTCCTCCACCTTCATTTTCTGCATCTGCAACAGATATACATTGTCCGCTTCCACACATTAAACTGGCCATATCTCCAAAATTGTCACTCGTCGTCATTATTAATTGTTTTGTATCTCTTCCTCCATACATATCTTGACCATGATGCATTTTATTGTATGTTTTCATATTATTAACTCCCCCCTCTCCAATCTTACTATAATAATCAAAATCTAAATCTTGAGCATCCAATATTTTTTGAGCCGGTTTGTAATAGTTTTCTGTATTACTTCCCTTTAATTCATACATTATAGGAACTCCATGAGATTTTTCAAATTCATATTTTGTTTGATTATCGACTCCTGTTGCTGTTTCATCTCTATAGAATGGATTTCTATTCACTGAATTCTTAAGATTATAACTTATTTCGGTTATTAATGGAGATATATATCTTTCTTCATCGGGAGAGGTTCTTTCATAACCTTCTACTCCTCTTTTCAAATTTGAGTTAAAATTTTGGAATTCATCATCATCTATTGCAACAACTTGATAATCTGCTTTATTAGCTTCATTATCTGTTACTAATCTATCAAATCTCCCTGCAGAAGAACCTAGAGCGGATATAGCTGCATTATTCTCCCCATATAAACCTTCGGCTGTACTATCCACATCATTTTGAGGATAAATTTGAACATATGGAATATTTTTTGAAAATCTACCTCCAATATCATAATTTTCTCCACTTGTATCTCTTTTATTTGTTCCACTACTTGTATTTGTAAATTGAGAATTTGAATCAACATTGAAACCTTCGATACCCGCATTATTACCTTCTATCGATGGATTACTTCCTACATCTAGTCGATACAAATAATTTGATAAATTTGTTGACATCGGACCTCCAAATACTGGAGGAAGTAGGATATTTTCACAACCACCTTCATTTAATAAACACGGATTATCGTAATCTGTTGCTCTAAATGTATTATAGTTTCCAATATGTGATGAATAATTATAAGAACTACCTGTATCGGCCCACCCAGAATCATAATATCCATCCCCTGTAGCTTTATCTGATGCATCGAAACTAGTTTTTGGAACATTTACTACTTTTATTTCCTTTGCAGCTTTTTTAGTAATTTCAGAAGAATTATCGACTCCCATCGTAGTTAAGTTATTATTGATTATATTCATTTTATGTTCTGCTACACGATCACTTGTATAAAAAACATTGTGCGGTGTTCTTATTGCAGCAAATCTATCAGCACTATTTTCAGGATCATCTATGCCTAAACTTGTCCCTGAACCACCCATCCATTCGGGTAATCCTATGCGAGCCTTCTGTTCTACACTACCATGTTTCGTTGCTCCAACGACTCTTCCACCACAATCACCAACAGATGCTTCAACAGAATCTGTATTCACATTTATTCTATGATCTCTTCTTGAATTTGGTGTTTTGAATGAAATACCATCACTGAATTTCTCAAAATTGCCTACGGGATTAGTATCCGGATCTACCATTTGACTTTCTAATAAACATCTACCTTGAAGACCCTGTGATTCCATATTTACACTTCTTGATTGAGAATATGGTGCTGTACTTCTCAATCTCTTATAAGGAGTATCTTGGCCATCCATTAATTTATTTTCTAATTTCTTATCTAGATAAAAACTGTTTGACATGTCATCTGCATCATATACACATCTTAACCTTTGTTTTGTTTCTAGACCGTGTATATCTGGCCTATTATTTTCATCTATTGTAAACAATGGTTTATGCTTATCGCTTCTAGTACTATCATCGGTGAAACTTTTAACACCCGGTTGTTCTGTAAAACCTTGTGAAAATTTATCTCCTAAATAAATCAATCCACCATCATTTGTCCATTTTATTCCAGTATAACTATTTAAATTATCTGAATTTTCTCTATCTAAATCACCATCTGGATTATCTTTTTCTCTATATTTAACATCTCCTTTGGAATCAACTACTCTATCAGAAAATCCATCTGTTTTATGACCATATAATCTATAAATATCCGGCTGAGCTGTAGTTATACTATCTTCTAAATGACCTTGTTTTTGGGTTTTAAGGAATAATGCAGCCTGTTCATCATAGACTCCAGGAACATACATTGGATTGCTTGATTGATAATAGTTTTGATTATCTGTCGGTAATGTAGATGTTCCATTATATTCTATAGTGTCTTTTTTCTCACCTAAAACATGTGTTCTTTCTTTAGGAGAAGCAGATGTTAATTTGACATATTTTCTACATGTTCCGTAAAATTGTTCATTTTTAGGAATTCGCTTATTATATTTATCATTTGGAATATCAATGAAATGAGTGGAATCTAAACTTTCTGGGCTTGGGTCACCACTTATTCGACCACCTAAATCTTTTGTACCATCTTTTTTGGCATCTAATATGTGACCATATTCATTTGAAGATACTTTACTATCCCATGCGAAATCATCAACTATACTATTATCAACCATATGATTTACTGGAGCTCCCAAATCTTTTGCTGTATTATATAAATCTCGAATATCGGGAATACAAGGGTCTCCTAAATTTCCTCTGTAATAACAAACACCATTCGGCGCAATCCAATATTCATTATCATTATCTGTTGGATAACCATCTGTAACTCTTGAATTCATATTATCGGGATCATCTTCTTTTATAGGACCGCAGGCTTGACAAGCAACCATTCCACCTCCCTTTAAAAGTTTTCCATATTTATCATTAACAACACCAGTCATATTACTACCAACTAAATCATCATATTTCACAATTCCACAAATTGTCTTATTTAATAATTGCTCTGAACGATTTTGAATAAATTTTATCTTGTCCTCCCTGTTGGCTCCCTCCATATTATTTATATATTCGAAACCCGTTGTTGCATCAGCCGTTGCCCCCCCTGAATCAATACTTTGAAATGCGTTTTTACCAAAATAGTTGATGACATTGCACAGTTCTTTTCTCATATCACTTGAACTATTTGTGTTTCTATTATATTCTTCTGATAAACTATCGAAATTCAATCGATTATCTGGACAGGCGTCCATATTTGTTGGTAGGTCCGAGATATTTTTTAAAACATGTAGAGAACGAGCAATATTTATATCATCTGTGCTAATTCTACATGGGGAATGTAAGAAATCATTTTCTTGACTCTTATCATTATCCCATTGATGATCATCTGTATCTTCTGAATTTTTATCCGGGTCTACTGATGTATTATACCATGTTCCATTGCATGTTTCTTGTGTTGCCTGTTGTTCTTGTTCTCCATCACTATTAATACACACGCCCTTTTTGAGTATTTCACCTTTAGAATAATCTGTTTCTATTTTACTACCTCCAGTATTCACACTGTAATTGGCTACTGTTCCAAGAAAATTTGTACATGTTTCATTATCTAAAGCTATTCCTCCTGGACAAATACAATCATTTGTTTCATTCACACATTGTTGTTGCAATGAATTATACTCGTATATATCAGAACCACTATTTAAAGTGCCATCACAAGTTCTACATTGATAATAATTTCCATTGCTTTCGCCTGGCAAATCCTCTCCTTGTGTAATTCCTAAAACTATCTTTGCTTCATTTGTACTTAATTTTTTTAATACTGCTCTATCATTTTTACATATATTATATACTTCATCTTCTCCTGTAGTTAATAATGGTTTTGACCAGGTTGTCCCGCCAGGAACTGATATTTCATCTAAAGTAGCAGGAGTATTTGTCGAATCAACAAAATTAAAGTCAGATGCGTCATCATTTGTAATATAAAATAAATTATCATATCGTTTTGTTTCATCAACATCATCCAAATTACACATAAATCTACTAGTATTATAAAATCCTGGAGTTCCTGGAGTGGCATCCGTTCCGGAAGAACCACCATCAGAATGAACACCAAATTTATTTCTTAAAAAATCATCAATTGTAGAATAAACTGTTTGTTTTGTTGTTACATTATCTGCTGAATTTGGCGTTTTATCAATAAAGATTGAGTTTTCAATATCATCATCACATGATGAACCATCATTTTTTATACAAGTTAAATCTTTTAGTTGTTCCTCGAACCCTGTATCCGCAGAGGGAACTAAAATTCTCCTTCCATAGTAATGATCAATACAATTCCCAATAACAGTATTTGATTGTTTTGAACAATTCTGAATTGTATATTTATCATTTGGATTTGATGTATCTACTGTATCACAAGTTTTACAAGTTTGTTTTTTATATAAACTAACATCTGTTTCGGGTATGCCACTCTGTGCTGTTACTCCTGATTCTGTCTCTTTTAGAATATTTCGTGTTTCTGAATGATTATCTATCGTACAATCTATAAAATTTTTATTAATACATTTATTTTCATCATTGAAATAATTATACTCTTGTGTTAAGCTTGATGGTAATTTACTTTCATTTGTATCTATGAAATTATCATAACCACTATTTAAGATAGAATCACCCAAATCTGTATAAGATAAATTCATTGCATTGATTGTATTTTCAAGATTTCTTTTATAAGATTTCAATGCTTTAAAACCATCTAAAGTAAGATCACCTGTTCGATTGCAAAACTGATTATAATTTCCTAGACCACCTCTACATCCCTCAGAATCAAACCATTCTTTCTGTTTATTGGGTCTTTTTAAATAATAATCGCCAGTATCTCTAGATTCTAAAGTGTATGGTAATTCTTCTTCCTTCCTAGTTCCATCTGGACCTGGTTCTGGATATTTTGACCAATCTATTGCCCCGGGTGTGATAGTAGCCCAACATGTTCTACTTCCATGCAAGCTACTTCCATTCCTTTTATATTTGAAAAAACCCGAACACGATTCTATTCCGTCACACATAATTTTTGCCTCTTCAGCTGTTGGACCAAGATAAGCTCCATTGTATCCTTTTTGAGAATTTTCCCCCAACCCCCCCCAGCCACTACAACCATTCACAATATATGGGGGGTTATCCGATCCACCCATCCATGGGTGTGTATCTGTAATTTCTTGTCCTGATAAATCTTTTATTTTTATAGTATTCTCATGTTTTATAAATATGTCTTCTAATACTTCGTCTTGACTTTGAGATTCAGTTGAAATATTTGATTTAATGAAAAAACCCGAATTCTGGAAGTCCAGAGATGTTCCATACCAAATACTATTGGTAATCCGAGGCCCTCCTTCCGAAGATTCTAAATACCCACCCAAGTCCCACCCAGTCGCCAAGCGCTCTTCTGGAATGTTTTGAAGTTTATTCATTTGTCTATCAGTTGCATCAGTACCTCTTTTATAAAAAACATATTCATTACAAGCATGTATTTCCGTACCTGCAATAAATGCATTTGCAGCCGAAAAACCAACACATGTGGGATTTTGATTACATATTTTCATAGCATCTCCGAAAAATTTATATCTTAATATTGCAATATCATTTGAGAAACCATTATTTAAACTACAACCTTCAATATTACCTGATGAAAATGTAAGACCAGCAGGTAGTGTCATTTCAGATTTTGTCATAGGGGTCAATATATCAATCGATTTTATGTTGTAAAGATAATTATAATTATATGTAATCAATCCTGATGCAGCTTTTGCATCAATATCTTCTAAATTAGCTTGTGTGGATTCTCTATCTTCCTGAACCCTTGAATCAAATTCTGTTCTTAAAATATCATTTGGATTTACCCTATTTATAAAATCTCTATATTCATCTGTCTTCATACTTTCAGGAATCATGCTATTTAATTTATCACTTTCACTATCGCCACTACCAGATAAAGGTGTAGATTCTCCGGCTTTCGTTCCAAATAATCTCTGATATTCCGATAATAACCACTGAATTCTATATTTATTTTTATGATAATCATAGTGAATATTTGTATTTTCTGGTTGACAAGATTCTTTACAAATATCAGAAACCTTCAGATTTGATAAAATTTCACTTTCATCTAGTTCAAGTGGATCATTGGGAAAATCTGACTTCTTTAAATTATCAATCTGATCATAATTTAATAATTTACCATTCAAAGTCTCCCAAGAATTTGGATTGATTGGCGATTTTGATGGATCATAGTTGTATTTATCTTGTAATTGTTCTACAGCGCCTCTTGTTCTTGTTAAATTTTCTGCTATTTTCTTTTCTTTTGTAACTAAATTTAGCTTTCTTTTTACCCACCAAGGATTGTCATCTCTATCATCCCACATACCATCTGAATTTCTTTTTCTTCTTGATATATTATAATCTGTTTTATAGTATTCATAAAATGTTGTAGGAGATTCGTGAACATTCATATATTTCCATTTATCATTTACATCTTCAATCGAACTATTACATATTTCATTCGCTGTATGATATGATTTATTGGGTGAATTTTTATAAGTAGGGAATCCAGATTCTTCTATTTCAATAGGAGAATTATAATTATAATTCTCTGGAGCAAGTAAGACTGAACATAAATTCAATTTGAAATTATAAGCATCTTCCGGATCAATATCCTTTACTAAATCATTAATAGTATTTGTAGTTAACCATCTTGGTTCTTGTGGATCCGTTCTATCTACAAATCCATAGTTATCTAAAATATCATTATCTATGTATTGAGAATTTGTATTTGGATCTGGCATTAATGTATCTTTAGAAACTTTACCTGGTACTTCCGGAGGGGGGTCTCCCGGGGTAGATGGATAATCAAAAGATTGATATTCAAACCATTTGCCAGCATACAAAGGATCTTTCTTATTATCCGATACTTCACAAAGCGCAGTACTATATTCTTCTTCTCCCGGTTCATGATATTGAGTAATATAATCATTTATTTCAGATGATTTACCTCCCGAATTTCCACTACCAGGACCTTCACCTCCCTCACTTTTACATTTATCTAAACTTCGTATATAACTTGTTCTATTTGGGTCTATTTCATTTACTAAAGTATCATTTGTTAAATATGTATCTCTAACTGCATCATTTGCCATATATCTATCAAAAATTGTCTTATTGAAATTTTTTACATTCGATGGAAACGGATTTGAAGATAAATTCATATTTGTTGTAGATGTACCTTCGGTATTAATTCCCGAATCATCCAGTAAACTTTGAATTAATGGATCATCTGTTCTAAGTAATACATCTGTATTTGGTATTCCATCTGGATTATTCATATTTCGAACTAGCATTTTTTGTAATGTTGTTTTTTTCATCTCATAATACATATCACGATTCACTTGAAATCCCCACGATATTAAAAAATCTAAACCGAATGGTCTATATACAGATTTTTCTCTGTTGTAGATTATATTCTCTGTTGTCCAACGGTCAAGATTTTCTAATGCATATTTATTATCATACCACGCTTTTAATTCATCATAATTATTAAATTCTTTAACCGTTAAATCTGATAAAACAATTCTCATTGGAAATTTACCCGTGAGTCTATTAAACATTTCAAAACCCTGAGATGCAATTCTATCAACCATACTTTGAGTCCCTATTCTCAAATCACCATCTAAAGATTGTATTCTTTTTAATATTTCTTCTCCATAACTGGAAAATTCTACACCTGATCCAAATTCATCACCTTTTGCAAAGAACAGATCCATAATTTCCCGAGAATTAACATCATCAGAACTCTCTGTTTTTCCTCTTCTTCTCAATTCTTCTTGTACATGGGTTCTAAATATTTCTTTAGCACTTTCTCCAAATCTATATTGTATTACATTGTAGAATTTTTCAAATTTATTATCTCCTGTAAATAGATTGTCAGGATAACTTGAAATATCGGTACCTAACAAATTTTCTAAATATTGCGCCGTTTCTGTCTGTGCAAATTCATCATCGCCAGCTAGTAATAAACTTGGTTGTTTATTAAATAAATAAATATTCGTATTATTGAAACCCGGAGATAGAGAATTATAATCATATCCATATGCTCCTACCGCTCTGCTATAAGGAGATATGTAAATTGCATATAATATCTGTAAATCCACAAATTCACCCAATGCTTCATATTTTAATGGTAAAATCTTATCATTTCCCCTCCGAATTTCTTTATTGTCATATTTTTCTTGTATTTTTGCTGTCAATGTTTCATTCAAATATGGATTATAAGATTTTTTATAACCTTGTTTTTTTACATCATATGTTCCTAAATTATTTATAATTGCCCATTGATAACGCCCATACCAATATACACCGGAAGCTCCCAACATTGTTAATTTAGATATCTGTCTTGTTTTATCATAATTATCTTGTATATTGGTTTTATTTACATTCATATAAGTGCAAGTTCCTTTACCACTTTCTGTAGTACAAGAAGTTGTAGATGTACCATCTTCACTTAAAGTAGAATCCATTGAACAAATTGTGGGTTCACTGCTATCATACAAATCTTTTTCTATCTGACACCATTCAATTGTATCATCATTCACTCTTATATTATCCATGGTTTCCGTATTTATACCATTTAATAAATTTGAATAATTATCAACTATATTTTTATATCTGTTTTCATAATCTATGATACACATATGATTGGTATTTGAAGAACTTTCTCCTGTTCTAGGCGAAAAAAGTAAACCCGGTGGATTATCCACAAGTGTTTTTGTAAGCTCATCGCCGTTAGATGATGGTGGTCCATACTTATTTCGAATATCTTCAATACATTGACTCGACATCTTATTAACCAAACAACTATTTGGACCCGATTGATCTATCCAATTTGGATTGCTGCTATAATCTATTTTATCTCCATTAATCCATTCCATATATTCTGGAATCACTTGAGGAGCATCATTATCTCCAAGTATATTCTGAATTAAAGCTAATTCTGGATCAAAATTACCAGTATACACCTTCAATTTCTCACCTTCGCTATACATATATAAATTATCTACAGGTAGAATACCCGTGCTTCTCAGTGATGATATTGTTTCTTCATCATCTATTATAGAAAATTCTTTTAACTCATTTACAATATTATAATTATCATCTATTTTGTTATTGTTGCAAAAATAATTATCCATACCATTTAAATTACTACAATCAGAATCATCTGAACATTGTTCATTACTATTCATAAATAAATGTAATGGAGTCGAGTATGACAGAACACCATAAGCATTGCTATTTTCATAATAAGATTCTCTTTCTTCATCGGGGACTTCTTCTAATGATTCTTCCGAATTGTCTCTCCTAAAAAGACTTAAGGGCGATTTTAAATAATTTGTTGTTGTTTGACCATATTTAGTAACAGCCTGAGTTAATAAATCCCCGTCTCCCGCCGAAATCATCACCGAATCCTTATGCGGAATATTATTTAAAGTAATATCTTGACAAGGAACTGTGTTTCCATCAAAATCTGCCTGTAAAATGGCATTGCATGGATTATCAGTTTGTGAACCATCTTCTGTTTCTGTTGCCTGTTTTTGATGGTCTGAGATTTGACATTGTTCATTATAACTTTCAGAAGAAAATGGAGTTCTTTTATATTCAGTATTCAAATAATTACCCTCTGAACAATAATCTACATCTTTGGAATTCAAATAATTTGCAAACCATGCTTGATTTTCTGTACACTGATAAAGATTCGGATTATCTTTTGTTCCCTGATTGAGTTTTCCATCTTGACCCCAATAAGATGAACAAGATAACCAAGGTTTTTGAGTAGCAGTTTGCTCAAATGCAGAACCCGGTATATTATCATTACAATTTGGATTTAATAATCCAAATGATTTTGTAGTATCTTCCTGGGCTCCATCATAATAATATTTACAACCAGATAATGTAATATCTGGATCAGCTTGACTACAATTCGCTGTCGCTACATTCCCGTATATCATATAGTCCTTCCCACTTGAATCTGTATAATATGAAGAACAAATTGCAGGTGGATTATTCTTCATGGTTGAAGATTCAATCTGCGAACCTGGAGTTCCGTTTACTTCAAATCTTTGAACATCATAAGTCCCCTCACCAGATTCGCGGGTTACAGCAGTAGAAGTACTTTCAGGTATATTACAACGAAACTCTGTGCCACAACCACTTATTTCGTATCCATAAGTACCATCTTCTTTATTTACAAGAGAAACAGTTGCGGGTTCACCTGGATTTGTAGTTAGTTCGCTACATTTTAAATTTCTTAAATTTTGAAGTTTTTGATAATTCGGATCACCCTCATTACCGTAATTAATTGTATAAGATGAGAGAGCAGCCGAATCTCCCTGAGAAACACTTGTAGGTTTATCAAACTCTACTGAAGAAGGTAAATCGATACTAGGATTAAATCCTTCAATTACATAATCATCTGTTTTCCCTTCTGTTATTATTGATTCATCAGTTGCTCCAATATTCGCTGTAATTTCGGGAGATGTTGAACTTTCTGTAACTATACAACATTCGCTTACTGAATATTCATTTCCGGATCCCGATATATTCTGTTGTCCTTCGGGACAAGGGTAATCTACGCAAGTTTTAGGAATACAACATTGTTCTTCTAATTGCTCAGTACCTATCGTATTGTAATCAGATATGGAATGTCTACTCGTGTCAATAATACCATCTGTTCTAATGCCGGAATAAATATTCTCTGACGCTTGAGTATCGCCACATAATCCATCTATTTCTGTAGAAATTTCTTGACAACTTTTGTATTCACAACAATCTTCTATTCCAAAAGAACTTCTGTCTTGATTTACATAACTTTTCAATAATGAAACACCGTCGCCTATATTTGAAGATATATGAGTATCACATGGTTCACAAACGGTTGACTGAGAACAACATTGTTCTCGATAATCAGACTGTGATGGTCCTGCTCCAGGAACACTTGAAGTCACTGTTATATCATCTGATTCTGGTAGATTATCTTGATTTGGAGGACAAGTATATGGTTGCCCCCCAGTGTCCCCAGAAGGGGTGCGAAGCATGCCACAGGTATTTTTTGAAATACAATTACTATAATCTGGAACAATTTTACCACCTCCACCAAATATATAAGAACCCTCTTGTGATTGATTTTTACAAAGTGAATTATCATATGTATATTCCCCCACATAGGAATTATCATTACATGTGATAGTATTATTTGTATCTGAGAATGTAGGATTTCTTATATCATAATCCAAACTATAATAATCTTTCGAATTAGTAGTTGATAATGTGGCTAAATATGAAGTATTTTCTTTCGTTTCATCATAAACACTGGCATCGATTGTACAACTAGTTGAACAATCTTGCATTGTTAATTTACCTTCTTTACATTGTAGCGAATTTGGATAAATGAAATTCGTCCTTGAGTAAGAACAATTTGCACTTGAATCTACACATAATACTTGATTATTTGTATAAGATGCACATTTTGTATCTCCTCCACTACATTTACCTATAAATCCAGTATCACATTCTTTTAATCCGTCAAAATTTGTCTGAATTGTTTCTAATGGTCCACCCATAGTCCAATTATTAGCATTATCACCAGTATTTCCTACATATTCTAATGAATTTATATTTCTCAATGTATCTTCTGATATATTCAATGATGGATTTGCTGTACAATATCTCGTTTCACAACCTTTAAGAATATGTAATACATTCTTATTTTGATTTGAATCATTCAAAAAACGGGGGCATGTTTGAGAAATTGTTGTTAGTTCATTTTCCCAATCAGTATTTACCCATTGAGATGTTGATAATGTACAAGATGCTTTCATTGTGGAATCCAATGGTGGTATTGAATTTATATTTTGCCCATCTGTTTTAGTTTTCCATCCTGCAACACAAGATAGAGGAATAGTGTCCCAATTATCAATTGTAAGTGTACCATCTATATTATAATAATTAGTATATCTTTCATCTCTTTGTTTTTCTTCATCACTTACATAAGCTTGTTGTTGTTCGAGAGGCCTCTCTATATTATCATCAATTATAATTTGTCGTGTTCCTTGTTGGGTATTTACAATAGTTGGAGTGATATCGCCCCCCCCTTGTTGAGTTGATGGGGTAGGAGAAGGTGTATTATCAAAATATGAAAAAACCGCCACAGAAATTCCCGCTAACACCGATAATATTACTATTGTTTTTCGAGAGGGCATCATTCTTTGAGGCAATGTGGCCATTATTAATAACTTAGATATAAATTTGATTACTATAATAACTTATATTCATATAAAATGAAAAATATTTTGATTGTTGAATCTCCAGCGAAAGCTAGAAAAATACAAGGTTTTTTCAAAGATGGAACTAAAGTTATTTCATCCTTCGGACACATTTATGATTTACCTAAAGAATCGATGTCTATCGATATCGAAAACAATTTTAAACCAAACTATCGACCCATTGATGGAAAAAATAAAATTATCAAAGAAATACGCAATTATTCCAAAAATTATAATATTCTACTGGCTGCTGATGATGACCGAGAAGGCGATTCGATCGCGTGGCATTGTGGAAAAGTAGCAAATTTGAATTTTAATCTTGAAAATAGAATCATTTTTCATGAAATTACTAAATCTGCTATCGAAAAATCAATGGAAAATATACATAAATTGAATATGAATTCAGTGAATGCTCAACAAGCAAGAAGGATTATTGATAGATTAGTTGGTTATAATCTATCCCCGTTACTCTGGAAACATATTCCTACTAAAGAAAAAGGATTATCTGCGGGTCGCGTACAATCAACAATGTTACTACTTCTCAAAGAAGTTGAAGATGAAATTGATAATCATAAACCAACATATTCATATGAATATACTGGTAAATTTAAAGATAAACCAGATTGTGATTTGATTCTTCTTGATAAACAAAAAGATAAATTAGAAGTATTTAATACTCTAAAACAAAATAGAAAGTATAAAATACGAAAACAAGCTTATAAAAAAGAAAATAAATATCCACCTATTCCCTTCATAACATCTTCTTTGCAACAATGTGCTCTAAATGAACTCGGATATTCAGTGAAACAAACTATGTCAATCGCTCAAAAATTATATGAAAATGGATTAATTACATATATGAGAACAGATTCTACAAATATATCACAAGAATTTCAATTGAAACTAAAAGAACATATTTATGATAAATATGGTAGCGATTATTACCATACTAAAGAACCAACTACTAAAAAAATAAAAGGAGCACAGGAAGCACATGAATGCATTCGAGTAACAAATATAAATAAAACAATATCCGATAGTTATTCAGAATATGATATTAAATTATACAAATTAATCTTAAAAAGAACAATTATTTCTCATATGAAACCCGCTATCTATGGAGTATTATCCTATGAATTAGTGAATAAAGAACTTGAAAAGATAGGTGTATTTTCGGGAAAATACAAAATGTTATTGTATGATGGATATCTTCGTTATTCAAATAATCACGAAATTCAAAAAGAAATCACTAAATTACCAAATGAAATATACAATCTTTCAGAATGTATTTGTGAATATAAAGAATCATCATCGCCACAATATTACAATGAAGCATCGATTGTCAAAAAGTTAGAAAAAACTGGAATTGGCAGACCTTCTACATATGCTTCACTTATTTCGACTATTCTTAATAGAAAGTATACAGAAAAAGTAACCATTCAAGGGAAAGAAAAATTAAAATATACAGTCACACTAACTAAAGAAAATATAATTTCAGAGAAATCTGAAAAAGTTAAATCCAATGATATGAAAAATAAAATTATTCTAACCGATCTAGGTAGAGAAGTATTGAATTATTTGATGAATCATTTTTCAATTATTATTAATGTTCAATTTACATCGAATGTTGAAAATGATTTAGATAAAATTAATAAAGGAACTCTTGATTGGATAGAGGTTATACGAAAAGTATATAATTCATTCATCGACATTGTGAATATTCAAAAATCAATTTCCCCATCACAAATAAAAGAATATAGATCTTCGAATGCTAAAAAATTAGGAATATTAAATAATAAAGAAGTATATTTACAAAAAGGTAAATACGGTCCGTATCTCACAATGGGTGATAAAAGAATCTCAATTGATAATTATTTGAAACATAATAAAATTTCATACTCAAAAATCAATCTCAAAAATATTAAAGAGTTTCTCGAATATCCTAAAAATATAGGAACCTATAAAAACAATGAGATTGAAATCTTATATGGTCCCTATGGTAAATATATGAAATATAAAAACAAAAATTACAGAATACCACAAGATATTGAATACTCTGTAAAAACATGCAGTAAATATTTACCCGATTAAATTTGATTTAATTAATAGTTGAAACATTACGAACCATTCATCATGGATAAATATATCAAAGAAAAAGAAACATTTATTAACTTCCTTGAAGGCAAATCTTATGAATATGGATGGGGGGAAGCCATTGAGATTGCTGCAGAATATTATGTGGCATATTTAGATCATAAAATTGAAAATAACAAATTATATGAAGAAAATAAAAAATTATATGAAGAAAATATACAATTGAAAGAAACAATAAGTAATAATTTGATTTATGAATATATAAAGAATATCGATTATTTTAATAGTTGACTTTCTACTACTTAGATACTTTTATAGCAATTTGTTTTTATTTGTTCATCAATACTTTTTTTGATGGCTCTTTCAGTATTTTTTCGTGTCATCGAATCACTATCATCATCTAAAACAAAGTCTAATCCCACTCTTGCTCTATCAATTTTTTGTTTACATTTAGCATCTATCGTATCTTCTGTATATACCCTCTTTGTCTTTCTCCTCCCCCTATTATGATATCTATAAGTTTGAGGTGAAGAGCGTCGATAACTTGATTCGCTAGACCGATTTCTTGTAATATTGCGACCTATGTTTCTATGTATTCTTCCTCTTGCTCTCGGAGGAACTCTTTTATAACTCGATTCACTTGAACTATCATCATCATAATCATATCTTTTTTGACGGCGCCCCCGACCTTGCGAAGATGGTCTGTGTCTATCCGAATATTGTGAAGGAGACATGTGAACCGTATTTGAAGAAAGAGACATACGACCGCCCCTAGGTGAAGGTGACCTAAGACCGCCCCTAGGTGAAGGTGACCTAAGACCGCCCCTAGGTGAAGGTGACCTAAGACCGCCCCTAGGTGAAGGTGACCTAAGATCTCCGCCAGGTGAAGGTGACCGAAGACCGCCCCTAGGTGAAGGTGACCGAAGGCCGCCCCTAGGTGAAGGTGACCGAAGGCCGCCCCTAGGTGAAGGTGACCGAAGACCGCCCCTAGGTGAAGGTGACCGAAGGCCGCCCCTAGGTGAAGGTGACCTAAGACCGCCCCTAGGTGAAGGTGACCTAAGACCGCCCCTAGGTGAAGGTGACCTAAGACCGCCCCTAGGTGAAGGGGATCTACGATCTATATCAGATTCATCAGATGGAAATCTTATATCCTCTCGTTTTTCATTAAGAAACTTAAGTATAGATTGAAAATCTTTTATAGTAAAATCAGAAGTCAGATAATTCCCTTCTACTATTTTAACAATATCTTCTTCTCGTCGAGGAGGCGTAGAAATTCGTAATCTTTTCCCATTTTCATAATAGTTTAGAAGTCCATATAATAGAACTCTATTCTTATCGATACCAGCTTCCATTCTTTCAATATCTATGCCCACAGTGTTAGCCATACTATATTAATATATCATAAAAAAAATTTTTTTTATGATAAATTTGATTCGAGGAAAATGTTATCTTATTAATCAAACAACTCTTGGAATTGGAAACAAATCTTACTACTCACAAAGCTTTCGTCGATATGGTGTGCCTCGCAACCTACATGCGCGAAGTGACTCTCAACTTTAACGACGAAGACATCACCATCTGGGCCCCAAATGAACAGTCCGCCATTGGGGTCGTCGAAATGATGATGGAGCGTCGCGGAGAACCTGGGGGGATCTTCATGATCTCCGAAATCGCCCATGCCGCAGACATGGTCTGGGAGGGCGGACCTGTCAAACAACAGCTCCGGGATCTCAACGATGAAATGACGCGTCTCCACTGGGGTCAAGCTCCGCGCGGATGCCTTAATGACCAACAGTGTATCCTCGACCCAGAACACGAGGCCGCACTGGACGATTGGCGGGCGGAAGCGGAAGTGGAAGTTCAGGACATGAACGACCTCCACTCTCCCTCCCTTTACACAGAGTGGAACCAGGCCACCGGCGAATCCAACTTCATTGGCGCCGACCAGTTGCAGAAGAACATGAAGATTCCCAAGTACACC